CTTCCAGTAAGTTGATTATGTCGCTTGAGATGATGGGCAGAATTGTCATAACTCAGGCGATTGTTCGCGCATTGTCACAGATTCGTAATATGCTGCAATTAGCGGTTGCGGAGTCTGTTGAATTTCAGAAAGCGATTTCTGAAGTCTTGTTGATTACGATGGCCCCGCTTGAAGGCTCGATGCGGGAGACTACTTCAACATTTCAATCGCTTACCGAAGAATCAGCTAATATGGCGAGACGATTTAATGTCGATCTCTCGCAAGCTGTTGAAGGTATGTATCAAACAATTTCTAATCAGTTCACTGAGGCTACAGAACGCACCCATGTTATGGATGCCTCAATGAAACTGGCCAAAATCGGTGTCGTAGATTTGAAAGATTCTGTGCTACTGATGACCGGGGCATTGAATGCTTATGGCAAGTCGTCATCGGAGGCTGAACGAGTTGCGGCAATGTTCTTTCGTACTATCCAATTGGGCCGTGTTCGTGGGAAAGAGTTGGCTGATACGCTTGGCACTGTCATTCCTGTTGCTGCACAACTCGGCGTCAGTCTTGAAGAAGTCACATCATCCTTTGTGTCATTGACTATTGGCGGTATTAACGCGCATAAGGCGTCTACTGGTCTTCGTCAAGCGATGTTGGCTTTCTTAAAGCCATCCGAGGATATGAAGAAGGTTCTTCGCGAGCTTGGTTACGCAAATGCCGAGCAAATTATCCAAGCCAAGACTTTTGTTGGTGCTTTGAAAGCTGTTAGTGAAGCCTCAAAGGGGATGGCGTCGGAGTTTGCGAAGTCTATTCGTAGGGTTCGGGCATTGACAGTGGCTTTAGCTTTAACTCGTGATGACGCGAAAGCGTATGAAAAAGCAGTTGAAACAATGTCGAAGTCATCGGCAGAGCATCTCGACGAATTGTGGATAAAGTATAAAGAGATGCCTGCCGAGAAGTTGACACACGACATCAACGCAATTAAAGTCACCTTGACTCAAGACTTAGGCGCGGCATTGATAGATACACTTAATCGGATTCTTCAGTTTGTGGGTGGAGCCGATTCACTTATAGTTGTTCTCAAAGCGGTGACAGCGACGGCCATTGCTCTCGGTGTTGCATTGATTGTGTTGGCTGCAAAGGCAGCGTTAGCTCACATGGCACTCGGGCCTGTTGGAATAGCTATGCTTGCGCTTTCAGTAGCTATTGGAGTAGTAACCGCCGCAACTGCGTACAATACGGCCGCAATTCGCAGGAATGCTGAAGAGCAACGAAAAAGTGCCGAAGAAGAGATAACGAAACTTGAAAAGAAGCGACAAAAAGAACGGAAGGCAGCTTTCGAGGCGATGCGGGAAGCGAATAGTCAATATGAGGAGATGATGGCTTCGCTTCGGAAAAACTATTTTAGCGCAATTGACGATCTTAAACGGAAAAATAAAGACCTTGTTGAAGATACTCGCCAGTCTACCTCAGCAATGGTTCGAGCACAGGATCGTGTGGTCGCAGCGTATCGCAATGCTGCAAAAGCTGCGGCCGATGCGGTGCGAGCTTCTCGGGAACGTCAGATCGAAGGAGAGGCTGCTTATTCGGACGCAGTTTTTAAGTATGCCAACAAGAATGAACGGGCCTATCAGAAGGCCGAGAAATACATGTCACGTGCTAGGATACTTGCTCGTGAAGCAGAGAAAGCTATGCGCAAGGCCGCCACACCTGAGCAAATTGCAGCAGCGGGGGATATTTTTGATCGGGCCGAGGCAGCGGCTCAAGAGGCTGAAAATATTGCCGGCGGTACAAAGTATGTGACGTTGCAGAAGGATGCTCAGCGAAATATCTTGTTTCTTATGCGACAGAAAATTGACGCTGAGAAAGAGTTGCAAAAACTTCAGGCGGAACAGGCCATGCGTCTCGCCAAGGAAGCAGCGAAAGAGCAGAAGCGTTTGAGTACGATGAAATCTTTGATGAAAGCGATTTTGGAGGATTTGCAAGCTTTCGACAAGGGTGAGGCAAGAGACCCGGCAATAATGAAACAACAGCAAGAGCGTCTTGAGAAGAATCTTGCGCTTCTTCGTAAGGAGTGGGCGGGACGGAAAGGTGCCGATGTTTCAGAGATGATGTCTTTTGATAAGCTTCAGCAACGGGTACAGTCGGCCATTGAAGGTGGTGTTACCACTGCTGAAGTAAGAAAGGTGTGGGCGTCTGCTGAGACATTTGCTACTTTCCGGAAGGATATTGAAGATGGTATGGGTCCTATCCGTATTTTAGTAGAAGCCAAGAAAAAGCTTCCCGCGCGAATTCAAAAGATGATGGAAGGAGAGACTGTTGAGAAGCAGGTGCAAATTCTCTCTAGTGAGCTTCGCAAAACGACTGATGTTATCATGCGGTATAAGGAGATGTCAACTGCGGTTGAGATCGCTAATAAGAAGGTTTCACAGAACTGGGAAGCTGCTCAAGCGATTGTTAAAGAATGGGTAGAAGTTGGTGAGCGTCGTCCTGAGCATCTGACAGCTTCGACGGCATGGCAGAAAGCGAAGATAAAGCCAGTTGGGCGAGACTTTTTCAAAGCTATGAAAAAGTTTTCGGAGATGTCTGAGTCTCAATTTGATGAGTCGGCTTTTGCAGAAATGCAGGAGAAGTATAAAGCCTATGTCAAGAAAATTCAACCGCCAATAGCTGCGCAGGAGGTGTTGGATAAATTTATGGAACAGGCGGGTGCGGCGGCGGCAGAGGCTACTGTTATGTCTGATTTGCTTGAAGGGCTGCGGGGTGCCGAAGGGGCGGGAACTGGTTTTGAAGCGAGCGCCATGGAGGCTAAAGAAACTGCAAGAGCCATAGGCGATGCTATTATAGCGGCGAAATTAGCGGAATCTCGTATGCAAAAAGCTAAGGCGATGGCTAAGTTTTCCAAGGAAGAGACTTTACGGCTCAAAGAAGCTGCAGGCGATGCTAGAGATAAAGTATCTGCTGCTGCGGGAGTTGATATGTCTAGTGTGGTCTCACAGACTTCTGCCTGGGCTACTGCCATGTGGGATGTGGCGTCTGCGGCGGCTGCGGTACAAATGTCGCAGTCGGCCGAGCTTTCTGCACGTGGGGGTCGGGTTGGTCGTTATTTTGCGGCTGGCGGCCCTGTGGGCACGGATGTGGTACCTACGTGGCTTTCACGTGGGGAATTTGTGATGAACGCTAAATCTGCGAATCGTTTTGCTTCGCAGCTTGTAGCGATGAATGCCGGTGTTCAGCCTGCTTTCCGTGGCGAGGGCGGGAGTGTCACTAATATCGGTGACATCAATGTGACTGTTCAAGGCGGCACGACAGGCCGTCAAACGGCTAGGTCTATTGCCGCTGAATTACGACGCGAACTGCGGCGCGGCACAACAACTTTGTAACGAGGAGATTGATTATGAGTGATCGAATGGCGATCAGTGAAAGTGCGCGATGTGAAGTGGTTCGTCCCGCCCATCAGATTTTGGATTTGTTTGATCCAAGGGGCCACTTTAAGATTGAACATTGGCGGGAAGGCAAGATGATTGGCGTGTACGAGGCACCGAACTTGATTGTTAATGAAGGCAAGAATCGTCTTCTTAACACAATGTTTGGCCTTACTGCTTCGTACACGAAGTACGAAACGTGGTACATTGGGCTTGTTGACAATGCTGGTTTTACCAATTTCCAGGCCAGCGATACTTACGACAATATCGACCAATCTGGAAACCTGTGGGATGAGTGGCAAGGTTACGATGATCCAGCAACACGTCCCTCGTGGACGCAAGGTGTGGCATCGAGTCAGGTCATCACGAATGCTACGCCAGTGACATTCACGATGGATACTGCGGGTACGCTCAAAGGTCTTTTCTTGGTAGCCGGTCCGAATGCTGCTACCCTGGGGAACCATGAGCCTGGCACTCCGCCGGATGACAACATTCTTTGGTGCGGTACTGCTTTCGCATCCGGCACTGTGGCTGTGTTGGATAACGACCAACTAAAGGTTACATACACGATTACTATCGCAGCGTAACCGAAGCGTATTTAGGGAACTCTCCCTCGCCAAGGCCGGGACGGAGCCTTTCGGCCCGTTCCGGCCTATTTCTTTTATACAGAGGTCACCGTGGCACGAGAACAGTTTGCTAACAATGCGATCAGCTATTTGTCCAGCGCCATTGATGCTGTTGTAACAACATTTGACGTTGCCGATGCCTCACAGTTTCCCGGTGAAGGTGATTTTGTCATTCTCATTGATCAGGAGCTTATTCAGGTCACCGGTGTGGCAGGATCAACTTTCACATGTGTTCGCGGCTACGAGGGCACCGGTGCTGCGACTCATAACAACGGTGCTGTTGTAGCACTGATTGTTACGGCAGGCAGTCTGCTGCGGTATCTCCGCAACGATGTGTCGCTTTTCAGTGAGTCAGCTATACCGCTGTCGAATCATTTGGTTGATGATAGTGGCAATGTTTTGACTGCTTCTGATTTCACGCCGATCAATCAGGGTGATTCTACACTGTCTGATTATGCGTCGGGTGGCGTATACTTGTCTGTTCCTAAGTTGACAGTGCTTGATCTTTATGCTCGCGTCTATAAAAAATCAGCGCCTACACCTCCGTATACATTGACGGTGCAAATGTCACATTGGATGCTGTATCAAATTCCTCCTACCCAAGCTGGGTATGCTGGAATTGGTTTTCGGGAGAGTGGCACCGGGAAACTTATGCTTTTTTCTATGACGGGTCTTGGTTCCATGATTGTTGAGGAATGGGATAGCCCTATATATGTTACCGGGTCTCCGCCGGTAACGGCTGAGCAGGAGATTTGGGCAAGTAGTCCTGTTTGGCTTCAGATTGAAGACGAGGGTGGAGCGGGTGATTTGATTTTCAGGTATGGAATTGATGGCATTCATTGGAATGAGCTTCACAGTGTTGATCGGGATACATTTATGACTGGTGGACCTAACGAGATTCTTTTGTCTGGGGTTACTTGGGCAAGTAGTGGCGGGGGAGGTGTGCAAGCTACTCAAACTGTTACTTATTCAACGTGGATTGAGGAGTAGGAAATATGGCACGAGAACAGTTTGCTAACAATGCGATCAGCTATTTGTCTAGCGGCATTGATGCTGTTGTAACGACGCTTGACGTTGCTGATGCCTCGCAATTCCCGAGTGGAGGTGATTTTGTCATTCTTATTGATCTGGAGCTTATTCAGGTCACTGGTGTGTCAGGATCAACTTTCACATGTGTTCGCGGCTACGAAGGTACTAGCGGGGCGACTCATAACAGCGGTGCTGTTGTAGCACTGATTGTTACGGCAGGCAGTCTATTACGATACTTTCGTAATGGCATACCTCTTTTTAGTGATTCGGCTTTGCCAACATCGAATCATTTGGTTGATGTTAGTGGCAATGTTTTGACTGCTTCTGATTTCACGCCGATCAATCAGGGTGATTCTACGTTGTCTGATTACGAATCCGGTGGTGTGTATTTGTCTGTCCCCAAGGTGGTAGCTAATGAAATTCATGCCCGTGTCTATAAAAAATCAGCACCTACACCTCCGTATACATTGACGGTGCGAATGGCGCGGTGGATGATATACCATAACGATGTCTCTTCAGCCGGGTATCCTGGGATTGGTTTTCGAGAGAGTAGTAGCGGGAAACTTTTTTTGCTTTCTCTAGTGGGTCTTCGTAGGATGTCTGTTACGAGTTGGACTGGTCCTGTGTATACTTCTGGGGGGCCGAGTACGCCTGCTTCAGAACAGATGTGGTCAAGTAGTCCTCTTTGGTTTCAGATTGAAGATGAAGGTGGGGCGGGTAATTTGATTTTTAGATACGGGATTGATGGCGTCTATTGGGATCAGCTTTACAGTGTCGATCGAGATACATTCATGGCTGGTGGACCTGATGAGATCGCTTTGATTGGGGTTACTTGGAAAAATCCCATAGTAGGTTTAGACGCCACTCAAAGTGTTGCCTATTCAACGTGGATTGAGGAGTAAGAAATCATGGTTCGGGAGCAAATTGTCAACGATGCGTTTACGTATCTGTATGGTGCTATTGATGATGCGGTGACAGCAATGACCGTTATGAATGCTTCTCAGTTTCCGAGTGGCGGCAATTTTATTGTTGCTATTGACTCGGAAATTATTCAAGTTGTAGCCGTAACAGGATCAATTTTCACGTGTGTCCGTGGTTGCGAGAATACTATTGCTGCGGCCCATAATAATGGCGCTGTAGTAGCGCATATTCTTACATCAGGTAGCATATTGCAGCATGTCCGAAATGATGTGCCGCTTTTTGCTGATGTGGCTGTGCCGTTGTCGAATCATTTGGTTGATGTTAGTGGTAATGTTTTGACTGCTTCTGATTTCACACCGATCAATCAGGGTGATTCTACACTGTCTGATTATGCGTCGGGTGGGTTGCGTCTGTCGGTTCCCAAGAATGCTTCACTCAATGCACGCCTCTATAAAAAATCTGCACCAACACCGCCGTACAAATTGACAGTTCAAATACCGCGCTGGCTATTAGCTTGGAACATAACTACTCAGGCTGGAAATGTTGGGATTGGTTTTAGGAAAAGTAGTAGCGGGAAATTTTATACAATCCAATATGCTGGCACGGGTGTTGTTGTTGGTGCGTGGTGGAATAGTCCTACGTCTTGGGAAGGTGGACCTACTGCACTTAGACTGCGGACAGATGATTCTGTTTGGTTTCAGATTGAAGACGAGGGTGGAGCGGGTGATTTGGTTTTTAGGTATGGAATTGACGGCGTTCACTGGGATGAATTATTCAGTGATGATCGAGATACATTCATTCCTGGTGGACCTGATGAGATTCATTTGTTTGCGACCACTTGGAGTGTGGCGGTTAATACTCAAAGGGCCGTCTTTTCAACGTGGATTGAGGAATAAGACTGATGTCAATGTATTTTGTTGATAGCTCAGATTTACTTGAACTCCAAGAGGTTTGCACATCTCCCGGCCTTACAAGCCAGCTTGGAATGTTCAGATCAATATTGACGGGTTCGACTCTTATTTTAGGGCGCCCCTCTCTTGAAATACCCATTGAACCATCGGTCTTAGTTAGTAGTGCTGATTTACTTTCCGTGTCAGATGAAGCGCTTTACACGGCAGAGTTTGGAGTTGATGTTACTGACACTTTGAGTCTTACTGATATAGCAAGGCTAATTTATGAAGTGACTGCTGTCGATTGGTTTACTCTAAGTGAAGGAGGCATCGGACTTCTTACTCGTCCTGCTTTGGATACATTAACTTTTACTGATGAGGCGGAAGTTGATCTTTTCAGAGTGCGAGCCTCATTTGATACCTTGGAATTTGGCAGCGATGTGGCCATCTACACTGCGATATTGCTTCGTGTTGTTGATGACACTTTAACACTCCAAGATACCGCTTCCTTCTCTTTGGTCGCTTCGCGTAGCGTTGAAGATCAATTGACGATAACCGATGAGGTGGCAGGTGATCGTGTTATTTCGGTTGAAGAGTCGCTGGTACTGAGCGACTCTGCGACTTTTGATCTAGTCAAAATTGGCAGTGACACTTTGGCTTTGTCAGATGGGGTGTCCCCTACTCTTATTAGGGACCGCGCCGCGAGCGACATTTTAACCTTTACTGAAACTGCTATTCCTGAGCGCGTGACGCAACGTGATCTCGGGGATACGTTGACTCTAAGTGATGATGCTGATGGCCACCTTACCAAAGCTGCTCTCGATACGCTTACTTTAAGTGATACGGCAACTTTTGAATACGTAATGCTCGCTCCCGATACGTTGGTTATTCAAGAGGAAGCGGCTTACGTTGGCATATTTAATCGTGAAGCTATTGATGCGATTTCGATTTCTGAGGTAGTTGATCTCGAACGTGAGATTGATGGAGTTGTATCAGATACCATTACTTTGATTGAAACGGTTGTCAAAGTTTTTGAGGAATCCGATACTCTTGGTCTCAGTGATGAGGCTGAGGGAGTAGCAAGTCTCCTTTCGCCTGACGAAATGATTCTTGTTGATGCGGCTATTTTTACACGCGATCGCGTCGAGGCCGGTGATGTATTAACCATTGGAGATTCTGTTGTATACAGTTTGGTTAGAAGTCGAGCGGCTAATGACTCTGATCTCACTTTTATTGAATTTGCCTGGCCTGGCCTCCATAATCGAGCGGCGACGGATGCTCTTCAGACTACTTTTAGCGAGTTTGACCCGGAGACTCTTGAAGAAACTTTCACATATCTCGGTCTTCAAGATTCTGCTGAAGCGTTTGTTATTCGTGATGCACCGTTAGAGATTGACGACAAATTTTGGCTTGCTGATCAGGCTATCGGCGACAAAATTCGTGTGGACGCGATTCCGGCGACGGCTTCTGACAGTTTCAGCTTATCGGATGAGGCTCACGTAGCGTATGACGGTGTTGCAGATGATACTTGTACACTCACGGACACAGCCGAAGCGATACTTTCCAAGCTTTCTGACGATGAATTGGACTTGTCTGATGGGGCTCAGCACAATGTCATCCGAAATCTTACGGTCAGCGATACACTTGAACTTAGTGAGTCGGTGCTATGGTACAATCGACTAGAAAATTATCTCTATGTTTATCATCCGTTCACTGGTACTGGTCCACCGTCTGCACCCGAGCCTCCGCCATCCGAGCTTGAAGGACCGATTCCTGGGATTACTGTCCCGTTTCAACTGGTCTATCCGGTGACTGGTCCTTTCAGCGATACATTATCGTTGCGAGCCCCGAATCTTGGTAACCGTGACAGGCTTCAAATGAATCGTGTCAGCCGCGAGACTCGGGGCGGTACGTTGATTGTCTATGCTGATCCAATGTGGCCTAAGATTCAGACACTTGTTATTGATTTTTCAGGTCTCACCAAGGCTGAGGCGAGTGGCCTTCATACGTTTATGGACGACCATCTCGGTTTGGAAATTGGGATGCTAGATTGGGAGCACCGATTTTGGAGCGGTATTATTGCAGATTTAACTTCGCCTGTAGTTCAGGATGGTCCGGGCTGTAAGTATTCAGTTGGTTTTGAGTTTGAAGGTGAATTGGCGACGTATGATCCCGGTCCCTAAGTAGGTGAAACATGTTCCAAATGATCGCACCTTATCCGGCATTCCAGACATTGACTGTTATGCCCAATCCACAGTTTTCGGATCAAGAGTCGAATCTGAATACTGTTTCGCGGCGTACTGCAATGGATGGGACACAGTACACTTACGTGAAGCGTCGTACACGTCGCAAGCTTCGGTGGGTGTTCAAATTGTCTCGAAATAAAGCGTTGGAAGTTCGGGCTTTCTTTCTGTCGTATTTTGCTTCGCAGATTAAAATTGCTGATCACTTAGATCGCACTTGGGTGGGCTATTTCACGAGTAACCCATTTGAATTTGAAGCTCAGAGTCGAGCATACCCGGCAATTACTCCGATGCCTCGTGGCGAGATGATTAGTATTGACATTGAATTCGAGGGGGAGGAACAGTAATGGTACGTTCGATTTCAGCAAATGCTTTGGCGAAGCTGGCGCAGACGCATGGCAATGAGCCAGTTATTTTATTGGAAGTTGAATGGCAAGAGTCGTCTTCAAATTGGTACGGTGACCGAACTGTGGGTACTATCCCCGGTAAGATTTTGCAGGTTGGTGATTTAGATAACGTGGTTGGTGTCTCAAACAACAATTCATCCCAGCAGATTACGGTGACTTTGGATGATGTGGACGGCAGCATTAAGGCTATTTTTAATAGCACAGACATTCACAAGCGCACTGCCCGAGTGTACCAATGGTTTGAAGGGCTTGTCATAGGTGAAAGGTTTCTTCTCTTTTCCGGTAAGATTAGTTCACCGATTATTTGGGATGAGCGTGCCCAATCAGTTCAGTTTACGATCATTTCGCAGATTGAAGATAAAGAGGTAGGCTTTAGCCCCGAAGAAGGTCAGTTTGAATGGTTGCCAGCGGGGTTGGTGGGCAAACCATGGCCGATGATTTTTGGAACCGTACTAGATTGTCCGGCTCTTCAAATCAATGAGGCTGTGACTGGCACGACTTTGTGTGGCGTCGGGGTGGTTTCAGGTTTGAATTACTTGTCGTCAATGCCGCTTTTCAGTAACGGTCAGGATGTTGATACGAGTGTGTACGCTTCGCTCGTGATGCTTGCGGCCCAAATTAGTTCGCTCTGGTGTGCTCGGGCCTGTTTCTGGGGTTACGATAGTGGGAAGGCATCCGAGATACTCGACCAGATTAACGAATTGTACAGGCAGCGTGCCGAGATTGTTAATAATGCTAATATACAGGCGGCATGTACACAGTGGGAACGGGAACGACAAACTGCGGATGCTACGGCACGGGGTCTTGGATGTAATCCGGTACGGATTCTTGGCGGCGAGGATTTCCCACAAGGGGAGACGTTGACTCTTGAAATAGGCGGCGCACGTCTCACGGGTTACTTTTCTGAACAGAATTTTCATGTTTCGAGTCGAACTTGGCCGGACGGTGACACGGAAGCGAATAGTCAAGCTACTGATGCGGATGAAACATGTCCGTACTCTTTGCCGTCCAGCGGAGGCGGTCCTACTAGGTATGATTTTCGAGTCCCTGTGCCTTGCGGCTGTGGAAATCAGTTTTTTACTGATTGTCTTTGTCGTTACCATGGTATGATCATCAGTACCGGGGAAGGCCGAGCATCGCGTGTACCGGACGACCCGATTCCCCAGCAATTTTGGGCGGAGCCCGGCGCATCTGTTCGTATTTTCAGTGAGGAGCCGATCACTTACATTGTGGCATCGCTTTATACCTATTCCCCCGGTACCGTATTGGCTGTGAAAGCTTACAAAGAATTTCCGGGGGAGCGGCGTTTGGTGGATGTACCGTCGAGTTACTATACGATTCAGAATGTTGATTATGGTACTCTTAAGACAGTTCAGATTGTTACGCAGCGGCCGTTGAGTTCGTACAAAGATCAAGGGTGGACTGACGATCTTTATGTTACATTTGAGTCCAATTCGGCGGTGGGGCCCGATATGATTGACACTCTGGTCTATTTGATTGCGCACTACACAGATTTGACGTATGACTCAGTTTCGTTTGAAGATGTGCGAGGCAAGCTGGCGCAGTTCCCAGTGAATTTTCCGGTACTGGATCGAAAGAACACTGTTCAGATACTTCAGGAGATTGCATTTCAAGCTCGCTGTGCGTTGTGGCTTAGTAACGGAAAATTTTACATCAAGTACCTCCCCGAAGAACCGGATAGTGTGGACACAATCACGGTCAGCGATATTGACGCGGAAAGTGGCGTGCAAGTAGAATTGACCACCACCGAAGACTTGATAACGAAGATGCAGATCAAGTGGCGTATGAGATGGTCGCCAGGTATCTCTGACCGTGAAAAAGACAAAAGTGAACAGACAATGATTCTTCGTCACAATGTCAACCGCTATGGTATTCAGGAGGAGGATTTTGATTGGTACATCTACAATCAACCGGATACCATCTACAAGGCCAGTACGTTTTGGTTGATTCGGAAGTCGAATACATGGAAGCGGATTCAATTCAGCACGTTTCTGAATAAACTGAACCTTGAGACATTTGACTGTGTGACACTCGATTTTGCACAGAATTATGTCGCGGACGGCGCGATCAAAGCACTTGTGGAAGAAGCCACTTACAACTCTGAAACAAATCTTATAGATTTTACCTGTCTTGTTCCGGTCAAATCTGGTCAGATGGAGAAGTACGATTGGTTCTGGCCAGCCGGACTCTCGTTTCTTCTGACCTGGCCGCCGCCGGACGAGATTGCTGCTGGGGACGCTGGTGGCGGAGGTGAAGGTATGGGTGCGAGTGGGACCCTGCCGATTGGTTACTTTGAGGATTGGGGCGATGATATTGTGATTGTCGGAGGTCCTAATGTAGTTTTTCGACCTCAAAGTGATTGGGGTGATCGCCATCCGACTGATTTGGGTTTTGAGGCTCAGAGTGTCGGAATATTGGAGAGCTATGCCGAGGTTACGGATAGCACGAAACCGCGTTTGAATTTACACTTGTTTATGGCGGAGCCGACCAATCCTGATCTCCCTGTTGCGTTGCAGACGGCCGTGGTCATTGATATTCGTAAGACGCATATTATTGACAGCGAAGAATCGCCTGGTCGTTACGCTTATTTGAAAGATGTTTTCAGGGGTTTGAATGTCGATAACAAATTGGTGCTCGACAAAGATATGTTGATTGCTGATTCGGAACATCCAGAAGGTGAGATATTCGATTTCAAGTGGACCGATGATTACGAAATGTGGGCCGCTGGAACGGCGTTCCTGAGAGAAGACTAGGAGACTCGAATGGCCAAGAAGAAAAAGAAATGGATTGCTAAGGCAATCAAAAGGCCCGGCGCACTGATTCGTAAGGCGAAAGCTGCTGGGATGACTGTCTCAGAATTTATTGCCCACCCGCCTATGGGTATTTCGGCCACGACCCGAAGACAGATCAATTTGGCGAAGACGCTGAAGAAATTGCGGGGGAAGTAGTATGGAGACTGCTTTCGCATGGCTGGGTCAGATTTTTGAGGCACTCTTGAGTTTTGTGCCCCGGATTCTGATTGTGCGCGCAACACATGGCGGGGTCAAATGGAGGCATGGGAGTCGAGTCATTCCGATGCAGGCCGGACTCCACGTCTACTGGCCGCTGGTAACAGAAATTGAGATTATTGTCACCGCACGACAAACGCTCGCTCTCCCGAAACAAGTCTTGACCGCCAAAGACAACAAGAAAGTTGTCGTTGGGACAGTTGTAGTCTACAAGATAAGGGATGTGGTCCAGGCGATTGGGAGAACTAACTGGGATGTAGACACAACGATCAATGATATTACGCAGTCGGCAGTGGTGAGTGTGATTGCTCAGCATACGCTTCAAGAGTTACTTGAGATGGTATCGGCTGACACACTGAATGACGCATTGACCGAGGCTACGCGGAAAGAATTACGGCAATTTGGAGTGTTTGTCTCGCGCTGTAAGCTAACTGATTTTGCAGATTGCCGTGTCTATAAAGTTGTGATGGATGGACAGGTGCAGCCTGTTGTGCGGTCGGAGGATTAGTCGGCGAGATTCAGGCAAGCTTTGCATTGAGTCAAAGTCAGTGCTTCATAGGGCGGGATGTTGGAGGCAGGAGTCAGGCAGCCGGCGGTAATTTTGACTGAGCCGTCATCAGCCCTCCAGACGCGGATATATCGCCAATTGCAATGCGGCCAGATCGGGCGGAGTAGCCTGGGATTCGAGGTATCTCGTTGATAGCCGTCAATTTCCGGCGGCTCTGCCTCGTCTTGTTGGTACTCAATTTCACCTTTCGGGTGAATTTTCGGCTTGCTCCATTTGGTTACTATCTCACTGTTGTCTTCGGTCAAGGCGCGGATCACATTGGCGAAAAGGGCGTAAGAGGGGCCTCCCGTGTAAACGATGAGAGTAGTACCTTGCGGATTGTCTGGCGCAGAGTGCTCGGGGCAATTGTGGCAGGGGTTCATTATTTCTCCTGGAATGGGCATTGGGCACATGCCTCGAATATCACCCGCTGCATGAAGTGGGCTTTGGGCTCGTTGCAGCGTGATATGAGGCCGATACAGCCGCAGACCGGAAATCGTATTGCGGTGTGCAGACGGGCCTCACAGCGGCCCCACAGCGGCCTCAAACGCCACGGATCATCGGGATCGGACTCGAAGCCGTCAATTTCTCTTGGAGGCTCCCAATCGCCTTCCTCCCGCGTATAGACGATCGCGCCGTCCGGCTCGAAATGAAAAGAGCGGTCTCGACCCTCAACGAAGGGCGGGAGGGTATCCCTAATTTGGGTGGGTAGGTCAGACATTGTAGAGCAAAAGTTGTGTGTAAAGTTCTGCTGCCGCTTGGCAATCGGCCAGGGCGTCGTGAGCATTTTCGTAAGGAATTCCAAGTTGCTTGCATAGAGCGACAAGACCCAGTTTTGAAAACGGCATAGTCTCGCCGGTGAAGAAGGCGCGATCGTTCAAGCTGGCCGCGAGGAGCATCGAATCGCGTGCATGGCTATGAAATATCTGATCGGTGAGTTCGATGCCTAACCAGCCCTTCAGAAAGGCCGACTCGAACGGCCAATTATGTGCCAAAGGTATCACGACACGATTTGGCGGTAGATCGAGATTGTTGAACCATTCAATCAGAAGGTCTATAGTACGATCCTGACTTGGAGCGTGGAGCATCAAAATGTCAATGTCTAGGCCGTGGACGGCGAAGGCCCCGGTTTCGCACCGTTCTGGATGCTCAGGTCGAACATTCATATAGAAAGTTGGCACATCTGGGTGGGGCTTAAGATGATGATCCAAGGGCAGGATAGCGATTTGAATTATTTCGTGAAAGCCCGGACGACGACCGGTTGTTTCAAAGTCTACAGCGGCCAATAGATTGCCGGCGAGGTGTGTCATGCCCTGATAAATCTTACTCATTCTGTAGTTCCTTTAACCTTTGCGCACAATCTGGACACTGGCTGGTGTATCCGAGCGGACAGACATTGGTTGGGTCTAGTCTTGTGAAAGTTCAATCAGTTTCATTTCGTGCTTCGACAAGTGCTTTAATTTCGGGGTTCCGCTCCAAGAAATCTTTTTCATTGAAGCATTTGACGAAATCATCCCAGGCATCTCCGAATCCTGTAAGATCGGTTGGCGGTCTGTCATCGCCGTCTGGATAGGCTTTTATGTGATGCCGTAGCATGATAAGATTACAGATGGCGTAGTCAAGATGATGTTCACCTGTTTCCGGATCGAATTCTTTACCAAAGTACCAGAATTTGAAGAGATGTCGGAGCAAACAGTCGAAAGTTGTACTCCAGTTCATTCCTTTCGCCCAGTTCCATTCGGCGTACTTCAGTTTTCCTGCCATGAAAATTCGCGCTGCGCCAGCGAAGAGATGCAGCGGAACCAGTGACAATGAGACTTTCCCGCGATTGGCGCGCGCTCCCGAACCACGCTTTGTACTGTTGATGTCGCCCTCAGCATAGTAGTTATCGCGGGCGTTCTTTTTCTTCTTCTTCTTTTTCATTTTGTTCCTCTGGATTGCGAAGGACCATATTTTCAAGGAATCGTTGATTTTTACTTCTTGACCGATTTTGCCATCGAAGTTTTTGGGAGATGCGTTGCGCGGGCCAGTGGCTTCTTGCGTCATTTGGCAGCCATTTGACGAATGTATCGCAGAAGAGGGCGACACTTACTTTTTCCCCTGAAACTTCTTCACAATACGAATCAACAAATTCATCGAGTACGGACTTGTTGAATTCTATGGCGTCTTTTTTACTATCGGTTTCGATGACGGGAATACGTAATCGGCCGGCGGTTGGAGGAATAGTGAGATTGAGTAGCGTGCAGAGAAATTGTGGTGCTTCTTCTCGAAGAAAATCAATTAGCATGTCTTTTGGTATCTCTTGTTGATCAAGCAAATCAGATACTTCAATTGCTGTTATGCGCGTGTCGCCGCCAAAGATTGGGCAATACTCCCTGTGATTAGCGACTTGGACCCAGTGTGTAGTATTAGGTTGATCATAAGCATCCCTCCGCATCTGCCGGATCGCGATTGATTCACCCATTGTCCAATCTTTGATACGAGGTAAAGCGACTTTGTGATGGGATAAATCAACTTCTTCAATAAAACAAAGCACCGCGCCTATTAGCTCACCGTTGAAATCATTGGTTGTTGTTAATGCACGCCCCGCATTAACGACGCCTTTTGTCATTAGCAATCGAATTGCTTCGTAGAAAATAGACTTCCCGGAATTTTCGTTACCATGGAGAAAAATGTAGGGCGTGCGGCGATAGGGTTCTTGGAAAAGGGAGGCAATCCAGAGTAATAGGTATTGGCTACCTGTTGAAATACCGTGACGTTTTGCCCAGTTATGTGTTTGGAGCACTGGTGTGAGTTCGCCGCCAACATGATCAAGAATCAAATCCCAGTGTGGGTGTTTCGGTAGCGTGTCGCTTGGCTGCGCTGGTACAAAACGGAGTTGCGGTGCGCCTTGGTTCCATTGCCGGCCTCCAGGGTATTCATCTTGAAATGGTCGGCAGACGAGTTTCCAGGGATTGACGGCACACTTTCCCATGATGATTTCGGCTTCGGTTTTAGGCTGCCCCTTACCTTGAAGGACCATTTTGATTGTGGAGCTTCCTGTTGAAGACCAATCTCTTTGTGTGGATTGAAACATCCAACCAGCGATTTCCCCGCTCGGGGATCGTAGCGAACGTAAGAAATTGTCGTAATCAATTTCGCCTAGATCGCTGGTGTCATCTGGTGTGATGCGTTTTTCAAGGTCTCGTATCCAATGTGAACGTTTTTCAACCCAACCTTCCATATCGCGATCTTTGTCGGCTTCACTGTCTTTTTGAAGATAGACAGTAAGGTAGCCTCTATTAACGCGAATTTCGGTGATTCGATCTTGTAAATCTGGGTGGATGTCAAGTTTTTGACCGAGAGCTTCTGCTGCTTTGATAGCGGCGTGCCCACTTGGAAAAGTGTACTGCTGCTTTCCTTCGGTACGTAAACCACCACTGGCGCGACATGCAGTGTCAACATCGGGAAGTCGGTTGAAATAACATGTAGTCCAACCGGCCCCGTCTTGTACCCAAGTATCGGTTTCAGCTATACCAGGAGAGAATCGGTAGACTCGCCACCCGCCATTATCTAAGGGGAAGAGGAAACAGTTCGGTTGACCCGGGTCTTTGCCTAAACTGCTAGTTTGGAAGTGTCCGATAAGATTGAGTTTTGATCTCTCCTCCGAATCTTCCATGAGTTTCGTGAGTGCTTTGGTGTGAGATTGGAGGAGATGATGGTCTGGAACCCAGATTGTTGAAAATCCGGTCTCCATTAAAGTTTCGATGATTGCTTTGTGTTTATCATCAAGCGGGATGAGGCGACGAGCCGCCGTGAGTTCGTCAAAAGGATCGCGATTCTTATCAGTGACACCTTGAAGTTTGATTTTGCTAGATTGTCGTGTCACAACAGCAATATGATCACGCCAGTTGGTTGGTAGGTTACTAACTCCAAGTGCCTTGACTGATGCTTTTAGAAGCTTCAATCCTTGGTTCTTGTGAGTGATTGTTCTACGCCAAATCCACATGTTGTGTCCGCAGGCGTCAATTGCGCTTGCAAAATCGAATCCCACTTCCGCAGTCATCATACCGAGGATGCAGCGAGCCAAGGCGGCGTGCTCAGTGTGGTTGGCGGTCGGGATGCCTTCTTCATCAAAGAGGACGTAGAAATGAAGACCCTTTCCGCCTGTGCTTCGGCGGACTTCGACATAGGGGAGGGCCAGAGCGGCATTCTTGATTTTTTCTAGCTCTTCAGCGTTTACACCGACTCCGCTGGCGTGATCAGTGATCTCGTCGAAATCGAAACCTACCCATCGTGACCGAAGAGCTTTCCAATCCCACCCTGTGGACCCGATAGCTTCGGCGTGTTCTTCTGGGGCCCAACGCAGTTCATAGTCGTCCCACTTCGGCTTGTCGTAAGCGTTTTTGGGAATCCGGATATGGAACCAGTTGCAGAGACCGTCTGTCCAGGTGTTGCGCCGGCCGTCAACAGGGTCCCCGCCATCGGCAGCGACGTTGATTTGCGTTTCTAGGTTCTCGGGACCTTGACGGAGATACCGTTCGAGCAGGTCCGCGCCGGGTAGACTAGCTTGTTGGGCCGTTAGAAAGCGCCGGATTCCCTCGGTCACTGTGGGCATAGGCGAACTTTGCGTGTGAATTTCGATATGTGAATCTAGTGTCTCTCCACTTACAATATACCCGTATTCGGCGCGTTTGTATCCTAAAATCCTGAAAATCCCGAAAATCCTGCAAATTTGAAGCGAGGGGTAGCTTCTACCCCCATACTTGGGGACTGGGGATGATTCGGCGCATTGTAACAATTTTTTGGAATTTTCGAGTTTTTAGGATACGAAAGCGCCGAATTCGGGTATATTGTAGTAGAGGAAGAGCGTTATGACTGATGAATTTCGATTGATTTTGATTGCCGATCTGATTGACCCGCCCCTTGTGCTTCGACGAGTGGACCGTCGATCGGTTGAGTACGTCGAGTTACGGGACTCGTTGGCTCTGAGCGGCTTTCTGAATTCAATTTGCGTCCGCCCTTCAAAACGACAATCCGGGAAATTTGAAGTTGTGGACGGCCGGTGGCGAGTAATTGCTGCTAAAGAGGCGAATGTTGTTGAAGCTCCTTGCATTGTGAAGCATAATCTCACGGATCAAGGTGTTTTGGCGTTACAGGTGTCAGCCAATACGATGCGACCGACAACAAAGCCTTCGGAATATGCAAGACAACTTCGCCGGCTTTTGAGAAGCAAGGAAGGAATGACACAGGCAGAATTATGCCAACTTCTCCACAAGAATCCATACTGGATTCGTAGAATGCTTGGCATGGCGAGTTTGTCGCGTCGTAAAGTCTTTCGTCAGTTTATTGATCGCGGGGAGATGTCATTTGAAGCCGCTTATTACCTTTCAAAACTTCGCTATTCTTTGTGGGAAACGTATGCCACTGAAGCGAGAGTGTTGCCGTTGCGGGAGTTCAAAGCACTTGTAATGGCGCTGCTTCGACAGCAACGAGTGGAGCGAAATGAAGGGACATTAAAGACAAAGCTTTTACCTGATTTAGAACCCGTGCCGTTTTTGCGGACGCTTTCTGAGCAGCTTCGTGAGATTGATATTCGGCGGATTGGGCCGCTTGCTGTAATTGCGGCCGATTGTCAAACAGCATTAGACGGATGGTACTGCGCGTTGACTTGGGCAATACATCTTGATCCTAAAAGTATTGAGCAACAATGCGCGCGCATAGCTCAACGATTGAAAAAACGAGTCGTACAGCGACTTATTGACGGCAATTTTGTGGGAATTACTCCTGATTCCTGATTCTGGTTCCTGGTTCCTGGTAAAGAGAGGTGTCTTATGCCAAATGAAAGCAGCGCGTTAGTCCCGGTCGAATTCGTTGACCAATTGCCCTCGACGCAAGTAGGCACGGATAGTGATTTCGATCAAATCGCCAAATCTTCCGATTTTCTCCCCCGACTTCAACTTTTCACCAAAGGCAAGGCTGTCAACAGAAAGCTTGTGCAGCCGGGCAACTACGGAATTCCGGTCACGGATGATGAGGTAACGGATTTGGGCGACGAGATCGATATACTGCCGCTTGCTCGCCGACCCAAGGCGATTGATCTGAAGGACACGGAAAACATTGTCGCCGTTTACAATGTCAATGACCCCGAGTTCAAGCGTATTCAAATTCAATCGGCACAGAAAGAAAGTGGGTGTATGTATGGCCCCAGTTTCCTTGTTTTTGAGCGCAGTACCGGGCAGTTTTTGGAATTCTTCTGCGGGACAAAATCCGCGCGAACGGAAGCCAAGCGCATCTTTCCGTATCTGCCGCTCTCTCAAGTGATGATTGATGCCAATCCGAATGCGGCACCCGATCAGCAGCCGCATAATGCGATGCCGGTCACGATGAAGTCGCGGTTGGTTGAAAAGGGTCAATGGTCGTGGCATGTTCCTGTTGCTGTCAAGTGCTCGACGCCGTTTTCTACGTTGCCTTCGGCTACGGTGATTGTTGAAGAGATCACGAAGTTTCTCGATGTGAAACGCGAAGGCGCTGCGGTTGTGGAAGATAGCAAGACGGAGACTGCTGATCCGGATGCCCGAGTGAGATAATTCGGATTTTGACGAATTTTTGACGGATTTCGTTCGGTTTTGACGATCACTTGGATAGAGAGAGGTATGGAGCGCTGGGAAGGCTCCGCCGCCCCAGCTTGAAGGCTGCGAGATGCGATTGCAGTGCGGGTCCCAGGTTCGAGCCCTGGCAGCGTTCCTTTTTTTCTTGTTTTCGGAGGAGATAGAGGATTGTGAAGCCTGAAATACTCATCATTCAACGACCAGACTTTGATTCTCCCGTGTTTTTAAGTATTGCATTGAAGGTTCTTGGCCGTAGTCTAGCATCAGCAGTCGATGCCTCCTCAAAACAGTTATCGGCTGCCGATTGTTTTTTGAGCTATTTGTCGGCGATGCGTAGTTCAGAAGCCGGAATTGATTTGAATCCGGAGTTGCTGACTCATGTTACGTATAGCGTGCTGGTTGTGGCGAATGAATTGGATATACTGGACATGGCAGAGTGCGCCGGTGGCATACCGTTTGTGACAGCAGTTACAGTTGTACGGGGCGTGTTGTTAGCGGTGATGACCGGTAATTTGGCTCAATGGCAGTTGGCAGTAATTGCGGGCACTGCACCGGAGATGCCAACAGAGGTTCGCCATGCGTTTAACGAAATTCACACCAGGTTTCAAAGTGAAGGAATCAATCTTTGGGCAAATTTTCGGCGACGGCCGGCAACGGATCAAGTGACCTATTTACTCGAAGATAAACGAGGGTGATGATGGCATCAGGATTGCATACTGTTAAGTGGCTTAAGACAGATAATCTTGGTCGAAAACGTGAGGCCCCGATTATTTTTGAGATAAAAGGTGGCCGAATTCATTTCGTCAAGAGTGACTTCTGTTTCAAAGACGCCATTAAAGCGATGCGAGGCGCAAAGTATCATGGTTATGATGATGTGAATCCAAGACGGATGTGGTCGGTTGAAGACTGCCATCGTAATCGGTTGGCTATGCGATTTTTGGCGGGTGAGAATATCTATGAGCATTTCGATCAGTCATTGCAGCATTTCAATTACACCCGTCCATTGATGTCGCACCAGAGAGATATGACTGATGCCGGACTCACGTATCATTATCAGATTTGGGGTGCTGAGATGGGGCTTGGTAAAACTCTCTCTGCGCAAGAAGTGATTGAACGTTCACAAGGCGGGGAGTGGTGGTGGGCTGGCCCCAAAACAAGTTTACCTAACATTCAACGTGAATTTCGCAAGTGGAATTTTCCATTTGATCAGTTCAATGTTGAGTTTATGACTTACGAACGGCTAGTGCGCCGCATGGATGATTTCACTCCGGGAGACCTAATTCCGATCGGTTTCATCGGTGACGAATCATCGAAGTTGAAGAATTGGAGTGCTCAGCGTACACAGGCTGCTGCAAAGCTGGCTGATTTGATTCGCAAGGAACACGGTACGAATGGCTTTGTGATTTTGATGACAGGCACCCCGTCTCCAAAAACGCCGGTGGATTGGTGGGCGCAGGCTGAGATTGTTTGGCCTGGTTTTCTAGCCGAAGGTAGCGATAAAGCATTTCGCCGACGCTTGTCATTTATGAAACTTCACCATTTCGATACTGGAGTTGCTGTCAACAAGGTTGAAGGCTGGCGTGACGATGAACTCAAATGCCATGAGTGTGGTCACTATGCTGATCATCCTGATCACGATGAAACTACATGTGAAGCCCTTGAGGACTTTCACAAGTATAAGTCGAGTACCAATGAAGTCGCTTTACTGCCACAGCGGATGAAGGGCCTTGTTGTTATTAAACACAAGAAAAACTGCCTTGATTTGCCGGATAAACGGTATCGACGCATCTATTGTAAGCCAAGTCCCAGTACGTTGCGTGTGGCTAAAGCGTTGATGACGGCAGCGCCGAATGCGATAACTGGAGTGACGTTACTACGTGAGTTGAGCGATGGTTTCCAGTATCGTGAAAAACAGGACGGAACAATTCACTGCACCCATTGCACCGAAGGCAAAATCACTGAATGGTCGGACCCGAGTAATCCTGATCGAATGTACAAAGCCATTGATCTTGTGAATCCTGAGATTGTGGAGCGACTTCAAGAGGTGCAGCTTGAATGCCCAACTTGCAAGGGTACGCAGCAAATGCCACGGTACATTCGGACAACCCGCGAGGTTCCATGTCCGAAGGATCAAGCTCTCAAGATGCTATTGGAAGAGAATGCTGAACATGGGCGTGTAGTCATATTTGGAGGATTCACTGGTACAATTGATCGCTGTGTGCGGCTTTGCCACGAAGAAGGTTGGCATGTTGTCCGTTGTGACGGTCGGGGTTTTCAGGTAACTACGCATGAGGGTAAAGTAATCACAGGGATAGAGCCACTGGATTACTGGGCTAATTTCTCTAATCCTCGTGTTGCTTTTGTAGCGCATCCAGAGAGTGGCGGTATGAGTTTGACGTTGGTGGAAGCCCGCATGGCTGTCTACTTCTCGAATACGTATAAGCCTGAGTACCGTGTTCAGTCGGAGGATCGGTTGCACAGAATTGGCACCGATCTGAATTTGGGCGTCTTGATTGTTGATCTTATTCATTTGCCGACAGATGAACGAGTGCTTGAAGTTCTTCGTGCTAATCGTCGTCTGGAGCTTATGAGTATGGGCGAGGTTATGGATGGAATAAATTGGGAAAACCCAAAAGGTACCGAAAACAAGCTACTGTCAGTTGATGTTTCTTAAACTTTTCTGGAGGTCTCTTATGCGAAGCCTATTGACTTTGTTCATGGTATTGGTATTCAGTTCAACGGCCATTGCCGAACCGACCGTATCGGTTCCCGAATACTTGCAAAACATCAGTGTCACTATTCGAGCGGGTAGCGCCCAAGGTTCCGGCACACTTGTTACACGACAGATTGACGGCGACACTGTGACATTTGTGTGGACGGCCGCCCATGTTGTTGATTGTTATCGAACCATTCGCAGAGTTATTACTGAAGACGGTGCTACGAAGTATTTGGTGGAATTCAGAGACCCTGTGATTGTTCAAGAACGCCACCAAAATGGACGGCGAGTCGGTGAACAAACTTTGGATTGTAAGGTCATTAAGTACAGTGATGCGGATTACGGCGAGGACTTGGCGGTTCTAATGATTCGTCTTAAAAATGCGTATCCGATTTCCGCCTCTGCGAAATTTCATCCCGATCACAATTACATTCCGCCGGTCGGCGAAAATCTGAGTCACTGCGGCAGTTTGCTGGGGCAGTTTGGCGCTAATAGTTACACGACAGGCGTACTTAGTCAAACTGGCAGGCTCCTGGAAAGTAAGGGTGCGTATCGAAAGGTCTTCGATCAGGTTACGGCGGTTGCTTTTCCAGGTTCCTCTGGTGGCGGCGTCTACTTGAAAGACACCGGTATTTACATTGGTATGTTGACGCAAGGCGTTCAGCGTCTTCAGGGATTCAATTTTATTGTCCCTGTACGTCGAATCCACAAATGGGCAGTTGACTCAAATATTGCATGGGCACTTGATCCCTCTGTGCCAATGCCTTCGTATGCTGAACTTGAAAAGCTTCCGGTTGAAGTGCTCGGTATTCTTCCGACAAGTTATCAGAGTAGTCCCGGTATGTACCCGAGTCCTGTTGGAAAGTGGCTTTTCGAGAAGCTGCTGGAAGCTACTCGGTAATTCTTGTGCTGAGGGGGGAAAGTGAGAGGGCGGCGTTGGCCGCCCTCTCGCAGATTTTGATTCAAGGGGAACAACGGGGAACAACGGGGAATAGCAATGAAGAAATTGACAAAAGAACAAGTCGGTGGGATCAAGCAGCGGTTGGTTAATGGGGAGACGCAGCCAGAGATCGCTAAAATTTACAAAGTTAGTCGGTCCATCATTTCAGATATTGCTACTAACCGTGTGCATAAGGACGTTCCTTGGCCGGAGGATCACCAATCAGCGCGGGTGCGTGGCGGCCAACGCAAAAACACTGAGTACGACCCCACTGATGAACGAGTTCAGGATTTGGAAGTGGAAGTTGTAAGTCTACGTGACGAGTTGCTGCTTGAACGTCGTAAATCGAAGGCCGGCGCCCGGGAAGGCGGCATCCAACGAGCCATTGTTGAAGAGATGGACATGCGAGTCAAACCGTTTGAATCGTTACCTTCTGCGATTAAGTATCCGGAGAAATCGCAAATCACGGAGCATGTGGTTATGCACTTGAGTGATGGTCATCACGATCAGGTGGTTCGGGCTTCGGAAGTCGGTGGCCTCGAAGAGTACAATTTTCCTGTCTCCTGTTGTCGAGCGGAGCGTTACGTTAATACAGTAGTGGATTGGACACAGAAGACTCTGGCTCCGAAGTTTCATTTCCCTGTATTGTGGGTATTGGCTTACGGTGATTTTACCAGTGGTGAGATACACGGGCATGTGCCGCGATCCTATTACCGAAACATTTTTCGCAACTGTTTCGCCATTGGGCAACTTCATGCTTTAATGTATCGTGATTTAGCTGCACACTTCTCGCAGGTGAATGTGTTATACCTTGCCGGGAATCATGGGCGCCGGACTCAAAAGAAAGACTTCCGTGGGCCTCAAGAGAATTGGGATTATTTATGCGCCGAGTTGGCTCGGCTGCATTGCCGCGATTTGGAAAATGTTACGTTTATGATTCCCGATGCCTGGAGTGCCAATATTGACATCAATGGCGTCGGATTCAATATCTCACATGGCGATGATGTACGGAGTCAACTAGGCATTCCATGGTACGGAATGGTGCGGCGACAGAAAGGTCTTGTTGCTCTCGGCGCGGCCGCCGGTGCTTCACGAGTTCGCTATTTTTGTTGTGGTCACCACCATACAGCGAGTACGTTTTCCGATATTGACGGCGAGCTAATGGTCAATGGCTCATGGTTGGCGACTGATCAGTTTGCCTATAATGCCTTGGCAGGTTATCGAGAGCCTGCGCAGTGGTTACATGGGGTGTCGCCTCGATATGGGGTGTCATGGCGATTGAATGTTAAGCTTCGTCATCCGAACGAGAAACTTGGCCCGCAGCGCTATAAAATTGATGGTGGTCGTGATGTGGGCCCGATTTGGGTGGACTGATGAGTTAAATACAATTAAGGGAACTACTATGCCTGTTCGTCGAACAACTGTCGATGGTAAGCCAGCGTATCAGTGGGGTACGACTGGTAAAAAGTATTCGTACACGTCTGGCAATAAGGCTAGTCGCGAGCGTGCGAAAGAAAAAGCACGAGCCCAAGGACTTGCAGTAGCTCGTCGTAAGGGAACTGAACCTCATCTCTAAACTGGGGATGCTATGTATAATTTAGTTGAGCAGTGGCGAGACGGGGAGAAAATCCGGGAAATGATACTTACGGACGAGATGATTCAACGACAGGAAGATGGTTCAATCGTGGTCACTTTCTCGCCACAGGAGTTGGCTGGAGGACTTGTGATTGCGACCGGCGACGAGTTACGTTTAAGCGAGACAGATGATGGCGAATCCCAATCCAAGCGGTAACATCTACAAACGCGATACGCCTGAAGACCTCCATCAGGCATGGAATGCTGTGATTCGCAAAGTTAATGATGAGCGCGCGGACCCACCAGACGATACAAGTTGCGAAGCATTGAGTTCGATTGATGAGGTCGAAGAAGATCATGTTTGGACAAAGCAAGATGTTGAGAATCTTCGAGACGCCATAGACGAGATGTGTGCTTTTTCTTGGTCCGAAGATTTAACTATCTGGAGGGATAGTATCATTATCGAGATTGAGGCGGCTCTTGATCGAGATTGGGGCGGCTGGGGCGATGAAGAGGAGTGTTGTCACGAGGAGTGTATGCCCGATTGTGATAATGCCCTTGGACTTGTTGTGACTTATATAGGTTCGTACACTGTCGAAGCGTGTCAGTCAAATCCAACAGGGGGTAGCGGGTGTTCTGCTGCTACGAGGAGAGCCGTGGAAATAGAGGGCGGCTGGGCTAAAATTGCTACGCAAAATTGGACTTATTACACAACAGAGCTTTGTAATCTTATCGAGGAAGTCGAAGAGCTAGAAGATGAGTTGGAGGACCTTGAAGCTGAGTTGTTGGCACTTGAAGAAATTCGGGATATTGAGTGTGCAAAACCGCCGCCAAATAATTGCGAAGCAGCACAAGCGGCTGTAGACGCTAAGCAAGATGAAGTTGATGCCAAGCAAGTGGAATTGGACGCTAAGATTGTGGAACGCGATGCCAAGCAGGTGGAAGTTGATGACGCCGCAGTTTTAGCTGATGAGAAGGCGGAGAATAGTCGGTTGATGGCAAATGCTATTGCTCCACTCCTTTGTCAACTTTTCTACACGGCGTTACCTGGGACGGAACCGATAACTAACAAGACTTGTGATGAACTGCCTCCGGATTGTTTAGGAGGGCATATTCCTACTTCTCTTCACCGATGCCGTGCTGCTTGGTCTGTTCAAATAAAAAGTCATATTTACTACGAGGGGGGTGGAGAGTGGCATGGGGATTGGACTTATGCGATAGGCGGTGGATATACGCAAAGTGGCCAAGCGTATATAACTGGTATGCCGTCTTGTGGAGGCGTTCCTTATTACTGGTGCGCTGCTTATGGTCCTGGTGATCCTTGCGAATTTGTCGGTGGTTGTCACTCGTATCAAGTGCTTGAGGTTCAACTTACCCGAGCTTATCCGGAACCAACTCCAGAAGGCGAAACTTGCTGTTAATGAATCTTCCCAAGTGTATACACCGACGCTTTACTCGAAGACTGGAGTCTGTGAGATTACATTGTTTCTTGAAGCGAGATGATTGTACTCACGAAGAGTGTGTATCGTGTCAGGTGGCGGCTGAGGAGCACGGGCGTCTGATGACTATGAAAACTGAGGACGGTCAAACTGAGACAGGTTATTTTAGTGAAACACCGCAGCATCCACTTGTTTCGTTGAAGGGTCTCCCGAATTGGGTTGTTAATCATTCAATTGAACGACCCGATTTGCAAGCTATCCGCACATCACTTCCACGTCATCGACCTGGAAAAGATCGTCGCTTTACAATGGAGTCGGATGGTAGTATCGTATATGAACATGAGGAAGGCACATGGGAACCGCCACGCGATATTAGGGGCTATCAGCGTGATTCCGAGAATTCGTGGCGATTTACTCCGTTGTGGCCGAAATGCTTACTGCGATTTCCGCAAGGGCATCGTTCAAAAAACTGTGGTTGTATCCAAGTGACTATGAAATGTTTGGCCCCTGGTTCGGAATTGAGTGACACGGAAGTGACTTACATACAATGTCAACAATGCCTCATAAGAGAGGGAAATTAACATGGCGTCACGAATTCTTTTTCTTGGTGGGCCGTATGATGGTCAGATGCAAGAGGTGGAAGAGACCATCAGTCCGATGATCGATACAACTCTTAAGGTCACTTTGCCTAATGGTCTTATTGTCCAGTACCATGTCCATTTCTTTGCAGGTAATAGCCTTCAGTTTCCATTGGCTTGCTTTGAGGGTCTATCGGCCGACGATGTTTTCAAGATGTTGTTGCAGTGGTACTCGATTAAGTCTCGTATTCATCGAGTGGCACCGCCTACGGCAGGCGCGCCGCAGCCACCGCCAACTGAACCGCCTTCACCGCCAACTGAACCACCTTCGCCGATCATTCAACCGTAACTGATTTAACTTGTTCCAAAGGGAAAGGGAGAGACAAATGCCCGAAAGCAGTTACCCTACTCTTGACGACTTCGACAACGACTTTGTTGACGACTTTCACGACGACGACTTCGACGACAAAATCGACGACGACGACGACGATTTTGACGACGATTTTGACGGCGATTTTGACGGCGATTTCGATGATGATTTCGATGATGATTTCGATGATCTCGATGATCTCGACGAGGACGACTTTGATTACAATCACGAGGACGACGAGGACGATGACGACTGATTCTCAGATTTGGATCGACGCCCAGAAACACGAAGCTAAATTCTGGGGTGACTGTCTCAACTTATCGACATGGCAGGAGTTTGTCAAACAAGAAATGTACAGTCGTGAAATGCAATTGATTGCTGATTACGGCGACAATGGTGAGTTTGACATGCAAGGTAAGTCCGTGATTGATATAGGCGGGGGTCCTGTGTCAATGACACTTCGGTGTCACCACGCCTCGCGTCTCACTGTTGTTGATCCTATCGCCTGGCCAAAAGCTGTACTTCGCCGGTATTGTCAGTATGGCATCGACTTTGTACGTTGTGCGGGCGAGGATTTATTGACGGTTGATGTGTGGCCGGCCGATGAGGTTTGGATATGTAATGTGCTTCAACATGTTGCCGATCCAAACAAGGTTCTTGTCGAAGCAAAAAATCATCTCAATAGGTGCGGTCGGCTTCGTATCTTTGAATGGATTAACATTCCAGCCGACAAATGCCATCCGCACGTGCTTACACCGGAATTGTTGTCTAAAGGACTCACTGGTTTGCGCATCGAGAAACTTAGTATTCCCCGGCTAAACGAGTATTGGACTCCGAATGCCGAAGCCTTTGTAGGAGTCTTTTCACTATAAGTCTTGGAGCTATGAAAACATTTTTCACTGCGGATTGTCATTTTGACCACGCGAAGTTCTTTGAACCGCAGGTGACCCGTCCATTCACTTTAGACGAGTGGAACGAGTTGATATTGGGTAATATCAATAGACTGGTGGATCGTGCAGATCGCTTATTCATTCTCGGAGACTTTGCGTGGAAGCGGCCGGGTTATTGGAGACAACGGATTCGATGTCGCCATGTGACTTTGATTGTTGGCAACCATGATAGTGAAGCCAAGTGTCGAAATGTGTTTGGCGGGGCCATGTATTTGACACGCATGGTGAAGAAGGTGTGTGGAGCCTTGGCGTTCCTGTCGCACTATCCACATGCGCACTGGCCGTCGAGTCATCGTGGTTCGCTTCATTTATACGGGCATTGTCACAATCAGCGTGAAGCATGTCTGGATGCAATTTGGCCGGAGCGCCGGTCGATGGATGTGTCGCCTGATACCGCTTTCCAATTGACGGGGGAGTGGCGACCGTTCTCAGATGAAGAGGTTGTTGAGCGGCTTATGCAACGGAAGGGCCACGATATGTTGGATCACTACCATGTTTTTCAGAAAAAACTGAAAATAAACTTTTAATCTTAGGGGTATGCTATGAAACTCTACAGTTTGACTAAATCTGAAGTGAGCATTATTGAAACACTTAATACTCAGCGGAGAAATGTGCTGTTGATTGTTTGTGATTTTGGTGATGATGGAATAGGTGTTGATCCCGACGCACTACAAGAACCTAAATACAGCGACTATTTAGTGGAGGCGTTAGACGACACGTTTGACGCCGGCCGTGTTGTGGAATTTGAAGTCGTGGGTGATGCACAGGCAATGGAAGGACAATGATAGCGTAGATCATTATTATGCTTTCCAGGAGAAACTGAAACAAATTTTTGAGTCCTTATAGTTCTAATGTTAAACCACGATTACAGTAGCGATACTGTTGTGAAGTGGTAGCGTTGAGCATCGGCGGGGCTATAGGTTTTATGATACGGGTCAGAGAGATCGAAGTTCGATGAAACTTGTGAAACAGCCAGTTGGAAGTAGCCAATGTGGTCAGGCATGTGTTGCAACAATCTGCGGATTTACGCTTGAAAAGTCGTTGATGATTTTTTGTCGCAGAGGGCAGACTCGCACAAAGCATGTGGTCGCAGCATTGCGGCAGACGGGAGTCACATGCGGTGACAAGTTGACACGTGGATTTCCGGGAGAGGGTTCGGCAATATTGAAGTTTACACATCCAAGTGGCGGATCGCATTGGGTTGTTTGGTACAAGAACAAATACTATGATCCTTTGGCTGGTGTGTTCCGAAAGGTGCCCCGATGGCTTGAGAAATCGAGAGTTACTTCGTATTTGAAGTTTGATGCGGGTTAGAGCAGTCTGGTTTAGCTCGCCTGGCTCATAACCAGGAGGTCGTGGGTTCAAATCCCATGCCCGCTACTTAGGGCAATTAGCTCAGTTGGTTAGAGCGCTGCCCTTACAAGGCAGATGTCGCAGGTTCGAGTCCCGCATTGCCCACTTGCCGGTGTAGCTCAATTGGTAGAGCCGCGCATCTGTAATGCGCTTGTTGTGGGTTCGATTCCTACCGTCGGCTTGGAGACAAGAATGGCGAAGATTAAATTGCCTTTGGTACATTTGCTCTCAAATTGCTAAGGTGTACGGTGACATGGCTGAACTTGAGGCACCGCCATTCAATTTGCTGGAGACGTTACAAAGGATCAATGAAAACCGCAAACGGACCATCATTTACTAAGGGAGCGATCATGGGAATTCGATGCGATCAATTTATGGGGCTTCCACCGGCTGCTGATGCTTTTCTTGAAGAGCATGAAGTACCGATGAAAATTTGCGAATGTTGCCAGCGGCCATTTCCTCGCAAGTCGGAGAAAATTGGCAGCTACTTCGGGATGTTTGACGAGGAATTTCTTTTACATCGCCACATTCTGAAAGATGGCCGTACAGCGGATGTGTTCCATCAAGCATCACCTTGGTGCTCGGGACCTGTGCATCATCTCGGGCTTCGTATTTCGGATGGTACTGAGTTTGTTTGGACTGAAGAGGAAATTGATAACAACTTACTGTAGAGGATATTTGTGTGGAAAATGCAACGGAATCAATGTCGGTCTTTGCGCAGAATATCATGGATCGAACTTATGCCCATGATGTTGAAGATCGAAAAGAGACATGGCCTGAGATTGCCGATCGTGTGACAAAGAATGTTATGCGGGCTGTTGGTATTGATATGCGGCAGAAATTTGCCCAGGATATTCGGCGTGTTATTACTGAGCGAAAGTTTATTCCGGCGGGGCGTTACCTCTATGCGTCCGGGCGTCAGTATCACCAGGTGCAAAACTGCCTTATGCTTAAGGTTCACGATAGTCGAGAAGGCTGGTCGGAGTTGCTGATGAAAGCCAGCATGGCTCTGATGTCGGGCGCAGGGATTGGAGTTGACTACTCCGATATTCGATGTGAAGGTTCACCGATTCGCAAGACAGGTGGCTTAGCATCTGGACCACTTTCCCTTATGCAAATACTGAATGAATGTGGCCGAGGGATTATGCAGGGTAGTACACGACGTAGCGCTATATGGGCCGGTTTGAAGTGGAATCATCCGGATGTTCACCGATTCATTCGGATAAAGAATTGGTCCGAAGAAATTTGCAGTTTGAAAGCTAAAGACTTCAGTTTCCCTGCAACTTTGGATTTCACTAACATCAGTGTGCAATTGGATGATCTGTTCTTTGAAGCCTATGGGGATGATGAACATGAGCATCATGCGTTGGCACACAGCGTCTATTGGGCAGTCATTGAACAGATGCTTCGGACTGGTGAGCCGGGCTTTAGTGTTGACATTGGAAAGAATACCAATGAAACGTTAAGAAACGCCTGCGGAGAATTGTCTAGTCGAGACACAGATGATATTTGCAACTTGGGCTCAATTAACTTAGCGCGAGTCGAGAGTCTCGATGAATTCAAAATTCTCATTGATCTTGCGATGGCGTTTCTGACGGCGGGTTCAGTTTACTCAGATGTTCCTTATAGTGATGTAGACAAGGTTCGCAGTAAGAATCGTCGGCTCGGTCTTGGCTTGATGGGAGTCACAGAATGGCTTCTTAAACGTGGGCGGCCTTATGCTCCGGATGAAGAGTTGGGAGAATGGTTGGCGGCGTATGCGAAATCCGGTCGGTCAGCTAACAAGTGGGCTGATGAGTGGAAGCTGAGTCGTCCGAAAAAGACTCGGGCAATTGCGCCTAACGGAACTACGTCGATTATAGCTGAAACTACCAGCGCCATTGAACCAATTTTTTGTGTTGCCTACAAGAGACGATACCTGAAAGGCGAACGATACTTCTATCAGTATGTTGTCGATCCGTGTGCCAGACGTTTGATCGAGAGCGGAGTTGATCCGAGTAAGATTGACGACGCTTATACGCTTGCACAAGATGTCGAGAAGCGAGTGGCTTTCCAGGTTTGGGTGCAAGGTTATGTTGATCACTGCATCAGCAGTACGATCAATCTACCCGCCTACGGTAGTGAGTTGAATAATCAACGCACGATACGACCATTTGGTTCCATGCTTATGCGATACCTACCTCAGCTTCGAGGTATCACATGCTATCCGGATGGTAGCCGCTCCGGGCAACCACTGACACCAGTTCCTTATGAAGAAGCGGTTGCTCACGAGGGTGCGGAATTGATTGAGGAATCAGTCGATGTTTGTGAACTGCGGGGAGGGAGTTGCGGTGACTGAAACAAGGAATCCGGTTTTTCGAGACTTGATACTCGCCGCTTACGAGGTGGCTTTCAAAGAGAGTACCGATACCAGCACCAAGATTGGCGCGGTGGTGATCAATGATGATGGCGAGATTCTTGTCAGTGGTGCCAATGCGTTTATCGATCCGGCTATGGCTGATGATCCGAAAAACCATGAACGACCTCGCAAGTATAAGATCACTGAGCACGCGGAGCGGGCGGCCATTTACAAAGCGGCTTTGTTAGGCATTTCGTTGAACGGTCGAACAATGGTCTATTCGTGGACCTGTTGCCCAGATTGTGCTCGTGCTATTGTTCTCTCCGGCATCAAGTTGGTAGTTGGACATTTGCAGGCATTTGACAGAACGCCAGAACGGTGGCGAGAAGAGATGGACCTTGGCATCGAGATTCTTGAAAGTGGCGGAGTTAGTCACATGCTGTACGACGGCAAAATCGGCGAAGCCCAGAACCTTTTCAACGGAGAAATTTGGTATCCATGATTACAATAGTTGAACCGCGTTTCTATTGGCCCGAAACCACATTGTCGATGTTCCCGTTTCTTTTGGAGCATGTTGAGCGCTGCGGCAGAATTTGCTACAAATCTGAGGAGAAGATCACTCCCGGCTCGGCTGATACGTTTGTTAAGAAAATTCGGAAGAATCGTCATTTGAGCGTACTGGAACATGCCTCAGTTACGGCTATTGTTATAGGTAGTCGGGCAATGAGTCATCAACTGGTTCGGCACAGAATTGCAACATACAGCCAGGAGTCGATGCGCTATTGCAATTACGGTAAGCGTGACAGTCTGCAGGTTATTTGTCCGCCCAGCATTGGACTTCCGCCCGGTGATTATTTAATGGGCGCCCAAAACTACGAGGCGATTACTTTAAGTTTTCGCCAATGCCGGTGGGTTGAGCAAATAGATGGCGCGTACTACGAGTACAAATGCGAGCTTGATGATGGCATCCGGCCCGAGGACGCTCGATTCGTGCTTCCAAATGCCACAAAAACTGAACTGGCCGTTACCTTTAACTTGAGACAGTGGCGACATGTTTTCACCGAGAGGGCTCTGAACAAGCACGCACAGTGGGAGATTCGCGGCATTTTCTCTGCTATTCTGTCTGCTATGCAAGCTCGCTTGCCGGTTGTGTTTGGTGATTTGGGCCAATAGATGGACATCCAAGTTAATATTTTGTTCAAAAACGTTGTAGAAGATACTGATCCTAATGATGTTTTGTATCGGCTTCAGTGTTGTGCTAACGAATGGTTTTACCCAGAGGTCACACCTACCATGCCAGAAATTTCAATTGCCCCACCTATCGAGTCTGTTGAGTCTGTTGAGTCTTTTGAGTCGCTCGACGATCAGTTTACTGAACCTGTCCATCAGGTTCAACCGCAGCCGGTGCGATCTAAGCAAAAGATTTCCCAGCCGATTTTTGTTGTATCCGATCTGCATCTCGGTGATCGAGGTGTAAGAGACAATTTTGTTTTCATGTCCGAAGGGCGTCGGATGCAAGATTTCACGTCTTTTCTTAATTACGTTGAGAGACAGAATGGCCGCCTTATCATTGCGGGCGATCTCTTTGAACTGTGGCAAAGCAATGTGAGTCGAGTTCTTACAGCCCGCCCTTGGCTTTTGAATCGACTCGCTTCGATGGGGGCTATTTACATCTTGGGTAACCATGATGCTGATTTAGTGAACTTTCGTGGACACTTGAAATTAACACACCCATTTTTCAGAAACATGGTGACAAGTCACACTGAAACTATCGGCGGTAAGCAATTTCACTTCATTCACGGCCACGAGGTAGATCGCTACTGCGCCAATGACACACCGGGTCTAGGCCGAATTTCAGCCATCTACACCGGTCTCAGAGAGGATCGCAACGGCGGGCCACTTGTGAACAAATACCAGACGATTGAAAACAGATCGCTGGGCCGCATAGAGCGGATATTGAGTTTTGTTCGCTGGATTCTTCGTAAACCTAATCGGGCGAAAGTTATGAACTCCCGTCTGATCGAGTATTTGGACAAATACGATGTTCTTGTTTCAGGACACACGCACCGCGCGGGTCAATTGTATCGTCAAACATTGCCGTTACAGGTTTACAATACCGGTACCTGGGCTGAAAATATTTGTAGCTTTGTGTTGATCAGCCCGCATGGTGATGTTGGTGTTTATGATTGGGATGGGGATAACATATTATCTAAACCGAATTTCACAGGAATAGAAGTCTGAGTCATGCCGTATCAAACTATATGGGTTCCGGCACCGAGAAACATGACGTTGCCGGTTTTGGAAAGCAAGCCCAATGACCCATCATATTCTTGCGACTTCTGTGGAGGTTGGATCGTAGGAAGACCAGCCCGGTTTGAGGAGGATTCTCTTGCGCCGCTGGCTGGTCGTAAAGGAACTGTTGAGCACTGCATTCGATGCGGGCATGAAATTAACTTCTTTGGAATGCAATCGTGAAAAGTCTCCCTGAGTACAACGCATACGCGATCTCGATGTCGCAAGTTTGGATTGACCCGTTCTTCAACTGTCGGGGACGGTTTACTCCGGAATCAGTTGAGGCTTTAGCCAAAAGCATCCGTGACACTGGTTTGCAATTTCCTGTGATTATTCAACCTTGGGACAAGAACCCCGGCTATTGTTACCGGCTTGTCGCGGGTTTCCGGCGATTCGAGGCGTGCCGACTGCTGCACATGGGTGAGATTCCGGCAATGGTAACGGAATGTGATCTCTCTGAGTTCGAGGCTCATAAGCTGAATCTGATTGAGAATTTAGAGCGTCAAGACCTGAATATCCTGGAAGAGGCTAAAGGGATCAGGCACTTGTTTCCGTTGTCCGAATCGCCCGGCGAGATTGCCAAAGAGTTGAAAAGACCCCGCCAATGGGTGTACCGCCGATTGGGGCTCTTGGACCTCCCATACGCGGTACAAATGATGTTTGCGTCCGGCCGACTGGCTCAAAGCGACCTTGACGCAGTGCTTCCGTACCGAGACGACCCAAAGACCGCTCAGACGGCCGCACAGCGTCTCCTGGAGGCTCGCCAGAAAAGCCCTGCCGAAATGCGGAAAGTACGAAGACAGCTTCACAGGGGGCGACGAGTGAGCGATAGCCGGCGCAAGAAGGCCGAGATCGCCGAGATGATCGACTTGATGTTCGAGATGGGGATTTCTGATCTGCCTCCCCGCGTTGCTGCATGGTGCGCCGGGACGATTTCAACTGAGAAATTGGTTGGTGATCTGAAAAAAGTGTCGGGGTGGGGCTCCGTTTGACAATCATACTGATAGAAGGAGAATAATTGCTATGACCAGGGAAATCGGTGTAGACGTAACTAAGCAGGCAGTCGGATCAATTATTCTGGTAGAGACTGAGGACAACCATCTCTTCGAGTTGATTGTCAAAAGACCGGAGACAGGCGTTGTTGAAATTTCAGGTACGGAGCCACGATTGAAGTGCCCTGTTCTCGGGGTACTGACCCACTCGTTTTCTGATGACAAGAAAGTGCAGATCAATCACTGGATCGGTAAGCTTTTGAAGATGTCATTAGTCTTCAAGAATGGGAATTTTGAAAGCAAACTTGTTACTCACGCCTCGATCAAAGGCGTGACTGACGATAAGAAGTGGAAATTTGAGGTTTTCTAACTAACGAGAGGTAAAAATGGCCGAAACCACATTATTTGTTCTTGAAGGCGACGTGTCTCTGGCGTATTTTATCGGTGAGACAGATTCAAAGCACGTTTTGATTGATGATCCGAATGCTGCCACTGACGGACCCGAAACTGTTTCAGTCACACAGAGGCGATTGGAATCGAAGATTTGTGACGAATTGGGTTTTCCAAGTGATACCGAATTCGACATAATGTACGAGAAGCTCCGAGCGCTTCGCGAGAAGAAGCTGCGACCGGTTGAAGGCGTGCCTGATGGGACGCGCGAGGGCGTTAGGCTTCGCATTACAGTGGAAGTATTGTGAGGCTACGGGCCGCCCGCAATCGGGCGGGCGGCCCTTGGTGGAGAGAGAGATGGGATGAGTGCGCCAAAATTATACCTTGATTCAGAGACGTGTGGCCTATTTGGGCTACCGGTTCTTCTTCAGTATGCTGTTGAAGATGGACCGATCATTCTCTACGATATTTGGAAGCGCCCGGTTCACGAGACACTTAGACTGATCGAATGGATGCTCGAACACACCATCGTGGCGTTCAATCTAGTTTTCGATTTCTTTCATTTGTGCAAGCTGTATACCATCTTTCTACTCTGCGACCCAAATTGGGTCCCCGAGGAGCATATTGAAGAGATTGCCCTGCTTGAGCCCAAAGGGCAAGACGGGCCCTGCTTAAAGCCGGCCGGCGCTCTTGATTTGCTGCTTCATAGCCGCAAGGGCCCGATGCAATCGTTGATGAGCCGCAATAACGTCCGCATCAATCGCGTACCAACAGTTATGGCCGATGCACTTGCGGACGAACTTGAAGCACGAGTTCAATTTGACAACATCTATTTCGCTAAATCACATGACGTAAATGCTCCGAAGTGGCAAGTCTTCGACCGACATGATCGGTACGGAGACATAGATGACCATTTCAAAGATGTCGTTCTGAAATTCAATCCGGCCGGTGGTCTGAAGTACCTGGCTGAGTATCTATTAAAGCGAAAACCCAAATTCCATTTCAAAGATGTCGAACCGGCCGTCCGACCAAAAGAATTGGGATTTGCTCCAACCGCTCTGGCAATGTCCAATCCCGATAAGAATTGGATCGTAGAAGCAAAAGGAAAAGACGGCAAGTTGAAGCCCGTAGGTCACGCCTGGCCTGGCGTAATTCGTGAAACCATTTGTCACTGGGCGTCGAATGCTGATGCACGCATATATGCCACGGATGACGTGGTTTACTTACGAGACCTCGATAAGCATTTCGGGTATCCGACGCCGAATGACAACGACTCCATCCTAACTTGTATGGTCGCGGCGGTTCGTTGGCATGGGTTTACAATTGACAAGCCGGGCTTGCGAGAACTGCTTAAACAAGCAAGAGCCATTATTGATAACTCCCCGGTCAATACTAACAAGCCGAGTGAAGTACGGGCATACATAACAGCTACAATGGATGACATGGAGTCTATTATCCTTCAAGACTCCACGAAGAAAGTCAATATCGAGGCCATTGGCACTTGGGAGATAGAAGAGTCCGAACCTTGTACGTGCTGCTTAATCGAAATTGACCCGAATTGTATGCGTTGTCTCGGTACCGGAACTGTGGATGCCGGAATTCACCCTGCTGCTGTTCGCGCCAAAGAGATTTTGGCGGTCAAGATCGCCGGGAAAGAAGTTGAACTCTACAACAAACTGCTTCGGGCCGGCAAATTCCATGCGTCCTTCAATGTCATTGGTGCTCTCTCATCGCGTATGAGTGGCGGTGACGGTCTGAATGCCCAAGGCATCAAGCACACTAAGGAGGTCAGAGGGAAGTTTCCTCTGGCGTGGGAAGGCTACGTTCTTAGTATTGGCGATTTCTCGGCATTCGAGGTCACGATCGCCGATGCTGTTTGTAACGATGTGGACCTTCGGGCCGAATTGAAGGCTGGTCGGAAAATCCATGCGCTATTCGGAATGGCGTTATTCCCTGGACACTCTTACGACGAGATTCGTGCGACAGATGGCACCGAAAACGACTTGTATACCAAAGGCAAGCAAGGATTTTTCGGGTCTATCTTGTATGGAGGCAATCACATGACACTGATCAATAAGCTCGGTGTTAAGGAAGCGGATGCTGTTGCCGCAATCGAATCATTTGGCAAGAAGTACAAGGGTGTAGGCCGCTGGAGGCAGCGGGTGAGTAATTCATTTTGTTCAATGACGCAACCGGGCGGCCTCGGTACGCAGGTTATCTGGAAAGAGCCTGCTGACTACGCCGAGACCATGTTAAAATTTCGCCGATACTTCACTCTTGAGAACCGCATTTGCAGAACGCTCTTTAGGCTGGCTCAGAAGCCACCGCCCCACTGGAAAGAGGTCGGTAAGGGCGTCAAAGTATGCCGTCGAGATCGCGTACAAACTGCAGGCGGTGCAGCTCAATCAGCACTTTACGGAGCGTCCTTCGCTTTACAGGCGAGCAACATGCGAGCCGCCGCGAACCATGAGATTCAGAGTCCGGGCGCTGAGATTACCAAAGCGCTGCAATGTAAAATTTGGGAGTTGCAGCCGGCGGGCGTTTACGAGTTTCTTGTAGCACCCCTCAACGTACACGATGAAGTCGCCTGTGTTACTCGGCCTGATTTAGTTGACGCAGTTGCCGAAGCAGTCCGCGAGAGTGTTGAGTCTTTCCGATCTTACGTTCCGTTGATAGGGATAGAATGGTGCAAACGAGCGAAATCCTGGGCAGAAAAAAGCGGGAGCGGTAACGAAGACGATATGGTCACTATCACCTACGAAAAATGAAACTGATTGAACTTTCACAAGACCGAGTGACCATCGTTGACGACGAAGACTTCGACTGGTTATCGAAGTGGAAGTGGCATTATGCTCGTAGAAAGAAATCAGGCTACGCTGAGCGAGGAGATTGCTCCGGACCAAAACAGAAAACAATCTCGATGCACGTTGCTATTATGAAGCGCCATAAGAAATGGAAACGTGGGCGTGAAGTAGACCATATCAATACCTGCGGCTGTGACAACCGGAAAGTGAATCTGCGTCTTGCTACTCCAGGTGAGCAAGGAGTTAATATTGGACGACGATCAAACAACACGTCGGGAGTCACGGGCGTCTATTGGAGTAAAGCAAGCGGTAAGTGGAGGGCTTACATCTGGGTCAATGGAAAAGAAAAGCATCTTGGCTACTACGAAGATTTTGATGAGGCTGTCGAAGTAAGACTCAAAGCCGAGTTCAAATACTACGGAGAATTTCAACACGACCCGACCAATGTTTGTCCGCTCGGACATACCGGCCAGTGTCCGGAGTGTGCAGCGAGACTAAAGGAGAGACAATGTTTGTAGATAGTTACCAAGTCGAAGTCCAAAACCCGACGACCGGGAAATGGAAAGTGAATCGACGATTTCGTGCGAAATATAAGTGGCAGAATGTCACGCGCCGCATCTGGGGCATTTTGAAACGAACGCGCCCCGAGATCACCGGTTCTCCACTAATTCAATCGCTGATCGTCAAAAGTGACGCCCATCTCCGCGCACGGCAGGTTGCACTCGAAAAACGCCCCTGTTCGGTACGGATTACTCGCACCGAGAGAGAGGGCGCTCGTCTCGTAAAACTGATCATTTGGCAAAATGGAGAGTGGCATGAATAGAATTATCTTACTGGTGATGTTGATCCTGTGTCTCGAACAACCGCGACCGCAACCCAAGCCGCAACCTGAGCCGCAACCCGCGCTGATCAATGCACATCACTCCTTGAAGCAGGATGTCAAGCAGATTGCTGTCCCCCGTCTGGCCGGGAGTGCGGCAAATCAAAATGTCGGCCTCTACATCGAGAGTGAGTTGAAGAAGCTCGGACTCGAAGTGAAGCGACAACCCTTTTCGTCTGGTATGAACATTATCGGAATTCAGAGAGGTCAATCGGATAGAGTGTTCATTATTGGAAGCCACTATGACAGTGTTTCAAGAACACCGGGAGCCGATGACAACGCATCAGGCTGTGCAATGACGCTTCTCATGGCCAAGTACCTGACCAGAAGGGACCTCAAACACACGATTCACTTTGTCTTTTTCGATAATGAAGAGCGGGGTTTGGTAGGCTCAAACTACTACGCGAAAAACCTACGTGATCAGTGTGACTTCATGGTCAACTTTGACATGGTTGGAAATCTCCGTGCAACACGCGCCGATCCCGAAGCGATCTTCTCTGCCCTGTTCAAACGGTATCCGTGGGCGAAAGCAATTTCGTTTCGACAGGGAGCGGGACCGAGTGATCATGCTCCGTTTCAAAGGCGAGGTATTCCTTTTGTTTGGATATTCACCGGGACACATGGCCGCTATCATAAATCCACTGACACGCCCAGTTCCCTGAACTACGGCGGAATGGTTCAGATCAGTCGATACGCCTTGGATATGATTCTGAACTTCGATAATCATGTGGATAAGGCTTTAATTCAATCGCTCCCGGTTCGACATCAACAATAAAGTGGGGAAACGATGAAAATCGGAACACGTAGTTTACTATTTGGTGCCCACCAATTTGTAATCCACCCGTTGTTTGTTGCCTGGGCTTGGTGGAAGTTGTATGGATTTCCCCGGGACCCACGATTGTGGATCGCGTTTCTAATTCACGATTGGGGTTACTGGGGCAAACCGAACATGGATGGACCGGAAGGCGAAAAACATCCGCAACTTGGGGCCAGCATAATGCACCGGTTGTTTGATCGGCCTTTTAGCCACAAATGGTTTAGTTTCTGCCGGTATCATTCCCGTTTTTTGGCAAAGAAAGATGGTCAGCCCTACTCCAGACTTTGTGTCGCCGATAAATTTGCAATTGCCCTTCAGCCCTGGTGGTGTTACCTACCGATGGTATGGCTCACTGGAGAACTGAAAGAGTATATGATTGGCAAAGCGACTCGCATATCAGCCGAAGAGCGCTCGCCGCGACAATGGTATTTGACTCTTCAACGATATTATCGAAGCTGGGTGATAAAACACCGGCACGGAGTAGACGGGATTTGGTAAAATGACTGCCGCCCATTTGCATCTGCGAGAAATAAATGAGCAAACGAAGGGGTCCAGGTCCAGAATGGTTTATACGTCGCGACATCAAGACGATGCTGGAGCAGCGCGGGTGGCACGTTGAGATCATGGTCGGCTCGGCGTTTCAGACAGGCATTCCTGATCTGTATGCTTTTCATAAGAAATGGGGTGAGCGGTGGATAGATGCCAAGAATCCCGGGAAGTATACCTTTACCAAGGCTCAAAAATTCAAATGGCCTGTTTGGGAGAGAGTAGGGATCGGCATCTGGATCATGGTTGCCGGCACGCAAGAAGAATACGACAAACTGTTCAAGCCGCCCAACTGGCGTGACTATGTAAAGAAAAGCTGGAAGCTGCCGACGCCGGAAGAGATCGACCAAATGCTAAGCGAGATACGTGATGAGCCAGCCAAATTCATGGAAAAGAACTTGCCGTAAACTCGGCGCTCCGAATCTGAAGCGCTGGTTCAAGAAGTTGCTTCATCGAAAGAATCGTCGCAAAGCGAAGCAAGACCCGGAAAGCAAAGACAAGCTCCTCGACCCGTGGGCTATAGACTGATGAAACTCCAACGATCACCTGAAACTGGTCTCTGTCTTTTGACATCATTTGCCATGGCTCTTGATATGGCGGCAGAGGATTTGCTGATCCGTATCGGGGATAGATGGAAAACACTCGCATTTCCGAATCTTCCGATACCATATTGTTGGCGAGGTATTCATATCCAAGAACTGATTCTTGTGGCTTTGGAGCAAGACTACGCGGTCACGCCAGTGGAGTTATTGCCTCAAACTGCGCCACCGCAAGCTATTGATCCGATAACGCGCAGGGCGTATCAAAATGTGGTTGTTTTTCACGGCGAAACTGAAAGTACAAACTGGGACATTTTCAACAACATCATTCAAACTTGTTCCGGAGTCATTGATGGTCGGATCGCTCCAAGCATGACAAGATTTCAGCGGGGACACGCTGTAGCATTTGAAAAAGGCACTATTTTTGATCCCAGTAGCGGGGCATTTCTATACTCGGTTCGTGAGTGCGAATCTCGAAACTTTTACGCTAATACTGTCTGGCGCTTCGACAGGAGAGATAAATGAAAGTTGACATTGACACACAGAATGAAATTCTCGTAAAGCAACTCATAGCCGGCGATCTATTGGCCAGAGACAAATTGATTGAATTTAATCAGCGGCTTGTCTACACGACTGTGAAACGAGTTCTACGAGTTTGGCATAATTTTCAACATCTCCGTGATGATCTGATCGGCGTTGGGATGGTGGCATTGGTTAAAGCTGTTAATCGACTCTTAATAGTTGGTGAGGCAGCACGCCCCGTCCGAAACTATCTCATTACGGTTATCCGAAGTAAGCTTCTCACTGAACTTATTGGTCAAGATGGTAGACGAGGACAAGCTGCCCATTATCGGATGACTCAATACGTAGCCACGTATAGCCAAGTTCCTGAGCATATTCTTGCTGTAACAGACCGGTCATTTGATCGGATCGAAAATCGGGAATATCTCCTATCTCTTTGTGAATCTGTACGTGAGCGGGAGATCATTTCACATTATCTTGACGGCCGTAGCCCGGGGGCTATTATTGCGAATACCGGCCTCTCTCGCAACGTAGTTCACAAGACTTTCGAGCAGTTTCGAGAAAAATTAACAAAATCTCAAAATGCGTGTCGGAAAAGGGGGAGCTTTGACAATCATTGTAGTGAAGAGGATTAACAGATGATTGGACGCCGTGTAGTTGAATTTACCCCTCCGATTGGGTAGGAAAGAACCATCCATTGGCCTAATCTTCGGGTCATGGTATTTCAACAGTTGAGCGCTGCTTGTGGAAGATTGCGGGTTCGAGTCCCGCCAGATGCTCCTTTCGGGCCGATGTCAAACGGTTATCATACCAAGAATTTGCCTCCGTTTGACACTAACTCGCCCGAAAATACAACGTGACCTGATTCGCCACACTCCAAGGAAAAGACTCATGTATAATGACGACGACGAACGATCCCCAAAGAATCGCGGCGGTAATGAACTCATTCTGAATCCAGGTGAGTTTGCGTTTTTGCAAGACAACACAAAGGGGAATGTTCAGACTTTTGTTGGACCAATTGTGGTAACTCAAACTGGTCAGTTGCGGCCCATTCTGTTCGATAAGGGCCGTTTCACCGAGACGAATCTTCAAAGCGCAGCCGCTCAGAGTGTGTCTGCAAAGAAAGGCGAATATCTCGTTCTTGCGAATCCGACTAAGGAAGGTAACGGTTTGAAACATCCGGTCGCGGCGAGCAACAATACATCCACTCCTGACCTACTTCACGGTCAGAAGATTGTCGTGCCTGGTCCTACTGAGTTTGCTCCATGGCCCCAACAGGCAGTCACCTTGATCGGTGGTCACCATCTTCGCCCTGACCAATACCTTTTGGTTCGCATCTACGACGAGGAAGCCGCTGTTACCAATTGGGGCGATGCGATTGTCAAAACGGGGGACGATGCTGAGGGGGTAGTTGCCACCAAAGCTCCCGGAGAATTGGACATCTCACTCGGCACGCTACTCGTTATCAAGGACGTGTCCTTCTACATTCCGCCAACCGGCGTCGAGGTCATCCCGACCGAAAATGGCGAATACGTTCGTGACGCACTCACGCTTGAAATGTCTGAGTACGCTATTCTGGTAGACTCGAACGGCAACAAGCGATACGAGCCCGGCCCGCAGATTGTGTTCCCGGAACCGACCGAGGAATTCTTCAAAGAAGGCGGGTGCATCAAGTTCAAGCCTATTGAATTGACACCAGCCCAAGGTCTGCACATCAAGATCAACTGCGACTATGACGACGAAACGTGGCCCGTTGCCGGAGAGAACGGCAAAGTCACGGGTCAGAAGCGCAGCTTCAAGGAAGGTGATGAAGTCTTTATCACCGGTGCAACACACCCGATTTACTACCCACGTGAAGAGCATTCAATTGTGCGGTACGGTGAAAACTTGATCCACTACGCGACGGCAGTCAGTGCTGGTCAAGCCCGCTACGTGATGGACAAGAACACTGGCGAGATTGTGACTCGGCACGGACCTGATATGATCCTGTTGAATCCAATTGACGAAGTGTTTGTCACTCGTGTTCTGAGTGACGCCGAATCGCTTCTGATGTATCCAGGCAACCAGGATTCATTGAAGTACAACCGAACATTGCGTCAGTTCCAGATTGATCGCGGCGAAGACAAAGAGTTGACCAGCCACATAACGATGAGTGGCATTGTTGACCAGTTCAAAGTCGAGGATTTGACTCGTTCCGCCCGTTCGTGTGCTACCGAGGCTGCCTTACCTGACCAGATCAGACGGAAGACCAACTACACGAAGCCGCATAGCGTGACGCTGGATGACCGCTTCGCTGGCGCTCCGACATTAAAGGTCTGGACGGGCTCCGCCGTGCTGCTAGTCAAAGCTAACGGCGAACGTCGTGTTGAAGTCGGTCCGAAGGTTGTGACCCTCGGTTACGACGAGACTGTAAGCCCGCTGCATCTCAGCACTGGCAAGCCAAAGACCACGGACAACCTGCTAACAACCGGCTACCTCGAAGTGGCCAACAATAAGGTCAGTGACATCATCACCATCGAGACGAGCGACGGCGTGAATGTCGATTTGAAGCTGTCCTATCGTGTCAGTTTCATGGGCGACGAGACGAAGTGGTTCGACATTGACAACTACGTCAAATTCCTCTGTGACCACTGCCGCTCTCTTCTTAAGGGTGAGACACGTCGCCATACCATTCGTGTTTTCTACGCCGATCCGGTCACCATCATCCGGGATACAATCCTCGGCACGAAAACGGAAGGCGAAGACCGGGACCGTCTGTTCAAAGAGAACGGCATGACCATCACTGATGTGGAAGTCCTTGACGTAACAATCACCGATGTGGAGATCAGTCACTTGCTGGCCTGCCAGCAGCAGGAAGTCGTGACCAATCAGATTGCAATCGACCGCACTGTTCAACAGCTTGAGGTCTCCACAGCCGAAGCCACGAATAAGAAGGCAATACTCAGGCTGGAAGATGAAGTCTACCAACTGAAGCAAGAGTTGAACCTTGCGAAGCTGGCAGACCAAGGGGTAGAAGCCGAGATTAAGGCTGCGGAAACCCTGAAACGGTTGGAAGAGTGTGACGCACAAGCGACTCAGAAACGAGCGACCAAGAACGCCGACCATCAAGGCGAATTGGAGCGCCGCACGGATTTGGTAGAGTTGGACATCAAGCAGGATGAAGCCGAGACGGCTAACGTGGTCGCCCGCTTCACGGCCGCCAACGGTGATCTGGCTGCAGCTATTCGCCAACTTGGCGACGAGCAATTGCTTGAGAAGGTAGCACAAGCCATGGGTCCGATGCGAATCATTGGCGGTGGCACTATCACCGACGCTCTTGTCGGATTGATCGGCGGTAAAGGCAGTGAATTGTTCACGCGCCTGACCGACCTTCTTGAAGACAACAAGTAACGATACACCGGGGCCGAAATGCGTTGGTTACCTTATCAACAAGAATCCCCAACGCATACTAACTTGCCCCACTTTTTTGTTTCTTAATTTGAAGGGAGAGCCAAATGGCCAAGCAGAAAGTCAACCAGTATGACGCTTTGACAGCAATTTTCAAGAGCGGTCGTCGATTCACCATGGATCAGCTTGTCGAAATGGTCGCCAAGAAGACCGGCCGTACTGCCACTTCGGGGAGTATTTCTGTTCAACTTAGTCATCTTCGCGCCGACGACGTGAAGATCGAGACTCTTCGCGGCACGGATTCCACAGCGAAGGATGGTTCGACACAGTACCGAGTGAGCTAACTCGGACGATTTCTCGGCGGCCCACAATAGCGATGGGCCGCCGAGACTATTTTAGGTTACGAGTGGCCCAGCCGGCAAGAGTCAAAAGAGAATGAAAATGTGTACGAAAGAAATGATTGTCCAAGTTGTGGAAAAGTTCTGGGCATTTCGGTTTCCCGGATTTCGGCCACCACCACCGGCTCTTACTAACGAGTTCGCTACCGCTCTTACCAAATCCCTCGCCGAGCGTTTACCACCGTCGTTCGACGAGGTTGTGGCGGCATTGCGGGGGTATATCAAACACACTGGCTCGCCATACGGGTTTGCTTGCCTCAAGGTCTACGCAGACGGTGCCGGTATAGTTCTTGGGCCGAGTGATGACAACAGACTGTTTCACTGGGACCCCACCGACACGCCGGGTAAGACTGCCATTGCCGCGTTCAAGACTTTTACCAAGCCGAAGCCCACGGCGAAGGAAAAGGCGTTGGAAGCGTGCGAAAAGATGCTGCAACTTCGCGAGACGTTTAGTGGGGAGTATGGGCTAATAATGGATAATGCTCTTGCCTCTATTCGCCGGGCATTGGAGGAGAAGTGAGCGAAATACTACGTATCACACTACTCTGCTCCAGCCGGCAAGAGCCAAAAGAGAACGAAGATGGCTGAGTATCAAGAGTGGAACAAAGAGTGGTGCGAAATCCCGAAACAGGATTGGCCGGAAGCGGGTAGCATCTGTATACACAAAGACTTTCAGCGGCCACTAGGGCCCGTTACATGGATTGTCAGCAAAATGGGTGACGAAACACACCACACGATTCAACTCGGCCTCTTCTGGCGACTCAGTGCCGCGCGAGTGTTTGCCGCAGCCGTGGTCCAGTCGGCGAAACCACGATGTGATTATCAGGATTCGCCGAGAGACTTTCATAGGAGGGAACCCGCCAATGGCTAACTACGCGCAACACGTCTCAACAAAAATCACACCGCAGACCGAGCCTATACACGGGAGGCAACAAGTTCAAAACGAGGCGGGGGGTTATGTGTTTTCAGTAGACTGCTGGACTCGACTCCATCGGTTCCTGATTCTCGGACACGAGGGTGGCGACTACTATGCCACTGAAAAGAAGCGAACCATTGAGACAGTAGTCTGTATCGATGAGGCTTTGACTATTGATGCGCGCCGTGCGGTGGACATGATAGTCGAAATCAGCGTGGCGGGTCGGGCACCCAAGAATGATCCGGCAATCTTTGCTCTTGCGTATATCGCCGGCACAGCCGACATCGAAGCGCGCAGCTATGCACTATCCAAATTGAACGATGTGTGTCGTATTAGTACGCACTTGTTTGATTTCTGTACCAATGTGCAACAATTTCGCGGTTGGGGTCGCGGTCTTCGTGAAGCGGTCGCCCGATGGTATACCAACCGATCAGCGATGGCTTTGGCGATGCAGGTCACCAAATACCAACAGCGGAACGGTTGGTCCCATCGGGATGTGCTCCGTAAAGCGCATCCACAAGCCATTGGACTTACCAACGTGGTTCTTCAATACGTCGCACAGCGTGAAGATTGGTGGAGTCGTCGAGGTGCCGAAGCGAACTATGAACATCTCGCCAACAGTACGGCGGCCAATGTGACTCAGTTTCTTGTTGCTGTAGGAGAAGCTCAAGAAACGGCATCAAAGAGTCAAATTCTGACATTGATCGATGATTTCGGGTTGGTTCGGGAACACATCCCGACTGATTGGCTCAATGATGCGCAAGTATGGGACGCACTGCTGCAGAAAATGCCGCTCCATGCAATGATCCGCAACCTCGGCAAAATGACCGCTATCGGACTTCTCGAACCGCTTTCAGTCCAAGTCAAGCTAATCGTGGATGCCTTGAATGCGGATGCCATCAAAGCTGCTCGACTCCATCCGTTGAATACGCTGATCGCTCTGCGTCAATACTCCAAGGGGCACGGAAATCGAGGCAACTTAGAGTGGTTGCCCGTTCCACAGATCACTGAAGCGCTGGAGAGTGCATTTTATCTCGGGTTTGATACGGTCGAGCCGACTGGCAAGAATTTCTTGCTCGGCGTCGATGTGTCCGCCTCCATGTCTTGGGGTCAGTGTGCCGGCGCTCCGATTTCCTGTTGCGAAGCTGCCGCCGTCATGGCGATGGTAGCCGTCCGTACAGAGCCACATACGCACGTTCTGGGCTTCTGTGACCGCCCAGTGGATTTGGGCATCACAGCCAACGATTCGCTAGAGACAGTCGCAGACAAGGCTGATAAGGCTAATTGGGGCGGTACTGACTGCGCCGCCCTGATCGACCGGGCCCTCCGAAGCAAGTGGGATGTGGATGTTTTCTGCGTTTACACAGACGGTCAAACTTGGTCAGGACTCCAGCATGTGTGTCAAGTTCTTGAGGAATACCGTCAGAAGTCCGGCCGCCCGGCGAAGCTGGCCGCCTTCCAACTTGCAGGTAATAGTATCTCTATTGCCGATCCCAATGACCCGGGAATGATGGACTTCAGCGGTTTTGACACCGCAGTGCCAACGATCTTGGCTGACTTCGTGCAACAATAGATAGATGTATACAAGAACTCAGTATCCGACAGCTATTATCTATTGCCCAGATTGCGGTGTTGCTTGCAACTTCGTAGCGAGTTGCTTTGCCGAAATGCCTTTCTCCTATCCGGGTGATTATCATCCTCACGAGAAGAGTAGTCGAGAATGTTTGGAGCGGCAAATCAAGAATCTGAAGAAGAGAATCGAAAAGCTTGTTGCTAATAAATTCGTCATTCTCTTGGAGCTTACTAACCGGGCCGCTGTTATCATTGATGCTTCATCAGAGGAAGCTATCAAACAGGCTCGACTATGCGAGCCTGACAGTGGTTGGGAGCACGCTACCGCTTCAATTATTGTCCGAGTCCCAGCTTCACGAACCGCGCGGATATTGGCAATGGGAGACTATCTGTGAGACGAGAATTTCTTCAACTGGCCCACAAATACAATCCAGTCAAGCACGATGTTGCGGGCTGGTTCATTTCGGAGAAACTCGATGGGACTCGATGCTTCTGGGATGGCGGCCTTACCCGGGGAATGAGAACAGTCGATGTGCCGTGGGCCAGCATAACCGACCCGAAAACCGGTCAACTCAAGAAGAAAATCAAGCCGGTCGCCACTGGGTTGTGGTCGCGTTACGGTAACCCTATCATCGCTCCAGATGATTTTCTCAATCAATTGCCCTGCTGCCCGCTCGACGGTGAGTTATGGGCTGGTCGCGGCAAATTTCAACTCTGCCGCTCAATTTGTGCCGGCGATGATCCTGATCCGCGCTTCCTCGATCAAATCGAGTACGCTGTCTATTCGTGTCCGCCAATGGCAGGCATTTTCCAAACTGGTGAAATCAAGAACACGAATATGCACCGATCTATTGACTTCATTTTAATAGAGCAATGGGTTAGGCAGCGACTCAACGGATTCGGCGGAGACTACCGCTACTTGCCGCCTGGTTCTCTTTTCCAAGATGAACTACAGTTTTTGGAGAGGATGTTGGATAACAGCCTAGTGTCAGCTTGTTATCTGCATCGACAAAGCAAGCTGATTGATGTTGTCGATTTGGCCTCGGATCAAGTTGAGGAGCATCTGCAACGAGTGCTCGATAAGGGCGGAGAGGGAGTTGTACTTCGGGACCCGCGCGCACCGTGGATTCCAAAGCGGAATCGCGGTATTCTGAAGTACAAACCATTCAGTGATGACGAAGGCGTTATCACCGGTTTCACTTCCGGGCGGAAGACCAACAAGGGCTCCAAACATCTCGGTCACATCGGGGCTTTGATTCTGGACTACAAGGGAAAGAGACTTGAATTATCCGGTCTGACAGATGTGGAACGTGTTTTTCACAGTCGCGAGATGTTTGACTACGCGAAAGAACACCCAGGCGTAGATATGCCGTTGACTTTCTCAGGTGTCCATTTCCAAGTTGGGCAAAAAGTGACGTTCAAGTACCGCGAACTTTCTGATGACGGGATTCCGAAAGAGGCACGGTACTGGCGAAAGCGTGATGTTGAATGATCTGTTACATTGTAATTGTGATTCTCGTTTGTTTTGCACTGATGATCACTTGGTGGTTGATCGCGGGTTTGAGACCAGTGAAACCGAAAAGCCAATCGGTGTCGGCACTTTATTCCGTGTGCTATAGCGGAAGTCACCAAATGTCTCTCGATACGAAACTCAAAGCACTCCGAACCGAGATTCAATGTGAAGCTGATGATGTCAAGTCGTATTCTCACAACATTATCGCCCTTGCGTTGAAGCAAATTGCCGAAGAATTCGGTGACGACGAGGCGAACAAAGCAATTGTTGATTTCAAACTGGAGCAACTAGGGTGGGACCTTAAAGCTTGTGAACATTGTGGTCACTGGCCGTGTGGTTGCGGAGGATAAAGTGGCGCGATCAAAGTACATTTACTTGGTGCGGAAGATAACTTGCGAGCTACTTGCTGCTTTCACTGTGAAGCATGAAGCGAATCTCTGGATGCTTCGGACTGGTTTGCCGCTGGAAGAGGCTACTCTCAGTCGGATGCGTGACGGAGTTTATGAGGACAAAACGGAAATCATAATCCCTTGGAGCGAAGCATGACAACTTGGCAGTTAATTCGCGAGATGGTTCAAAAAGGCTACGAATTTCAAACAGGTCGCCATACTAAGGGCCTTTCTGGTTACTTTGCAGTATTTTTCAAAGACGACGACGAAAGTAGACCGGAATGTGATGAGTGTAGTGAGCGTCCGGACCCTAGTTGGAGAGATTGCGGTCATGCTATGACACCGCATCGCGCTGTTGTAATGGCGGCTCGAAAGACACTCGGTTTGACTGTAGTAATTCCTGGAAGCGAAGACTTCAAACTATGATACCCGATGAGGAGCAGGACGTTGAAAAGAAGAAGCCCCCTGAGCACAGCAACTTTTGGGCGCTTACTTACGTCTGGTGTACAGTAACACTGATCCTCGCGGGTGTCGGTAGCTTAGCATACTGGTTTTTCAATTAGGAGTTTCCTGATAATTGACTCAGAGAGAGAGAACGCAACAAGAGAGGCGCTTCTGGCTTATGCGGCTGTTTACCCTTGCCCCGGTCTTTTAGTTGAAGCTGGTGTGACTTCAGGCTGTCATAAAGGGGCAGACTGCCCAACTTGTCAAGCCGTCACCGAAGCGGAAGAATAGGAGTTTCCTGATGACTGCCATAAATGCCATTCTTGTCGTAATTCTAGCGTGGTCAACACCGGCTGGGGTGCTTGTGGACGAAGGCCATAAGTTTGGCGCCAACATTGTTGAGTCACCATTACAGCCATTTTTGTCCAGTCTCGCAGATGAACATGCACGCGAAGTGTGCAACGGCGCGACGCCACATGATAACTTTCTTGATCGTGCTCGCCGAGCGGGAAGGGGAGAGATTTCAGAGATTGTTGCACGGTCGTGGCCCGATCGTACTTTACGTGAAGGTGCGGCCGAAGCATGGAAAGATTGGAAAACTAGCCGTAGCCATTGGCGAACAGCTAACGGCAGGCCGAAAGCATACGGCGCTGCACTGAGACAGGACAAGCGTGGTCGGTGGGTAGCTGTGATTATCGCAAGCTGGGAGTAAACTGTGGCAACCAAACGAAACCCGAAACTTGACGGAACGGTTCTCTGGGATTGCATTGTGCAAACTGGGCAATGTCCGCAAAATTGTAATCAATGCTTTTTCAATCGGCCAGATGCCTATTACGTGCCGATTGAAGAATTGCCGTTGATCCCTGATCCCGAGGAAGTAATGGGCAACGGGATTGTACGAATGAATTGCGGCCACGACTCGAATATCGACTTCGAGAAGGTTGTCGCAGTGGCCAGTACATACAGGCAGGTTTTCTTCAATACCTCCATTCCAAAATTGAAGCACTTCCCGGGACCGGTGGTATTTACGGCCAATCCACGCGAGGAAGAACGAGCAACTTTGATTGTTCCGCCAGACAATCTGATGTTTGTGCGACTTCGCACATCTGGTACAAATCTCGATTTAATTGACTGGGCTGTCAACCGTTACACCGAGTGGAGAGTTCCAGTAGTCATCACGATGATGGCCTATTATAGTCAAGAGCCGCGTGTTGACGAGAATGAGGTCAACAAATTTGGAGGGGATTTGATAACGACGGATTGTTACAAGTGGAGAGTGCGACACATCAATTCGTACTGGTGTCCGACACCGGCTTTTATGCGGGCTGTCATGGATCGGTATGCTGATAATCGACTTGTGACCTTATGCGGTAGCCTCAATTCAAATTTATGTCGAGACTGTCACAACTGTGAGACTTACTATTCCCAAACACTCAAACGACTAAGAGGAGAGTGATGAAGAATAAGGGTAACAATGTACGGTAGCGAAGTAATTATCGATCTGTCCGGTGCCGATGTTACCAAGTTCAATCGCAAGGACATAGGCGAATTTTTCAATCGACTGTGCATCGACATTCTCGATGTGGAAGTCTGTGATCGACACTTCTGGGACGATGTAGGAGTGCCGCCCGAGGAGCATCAAACTGACCCGAAAACCAAGGGGACTACTGCAATTCAGTTTCTATTGTTTAGCAATGTAACCATCCACACGCTAGACCTTCTAGGAATGGTGTATATCAATATCTTTGTGTGCCGTAAGTTCGACATCCGAAAATCAATTGATTTTTGCGGGGAATTTTTCAATGCTACTATTGAAAAGGTAACAGTGGTGAATCGAGTATGAACATTGTATTTATCATACCAACTGGAGTGGGCGCTGAGATTGGTGGCCATGCCGGCGATGCCACACCCGCTGCGCGGCTGATCGGCTCAGTATGCGATCGCATTATCCTCCATCCGAATGTGGTCAACGCTGCCGACATCAACGAGATGCCGTCTAATTCGCTGTATGTGGACGGCTACATGTTGAATCGTTTTCTATCGGGCGACATCGGTTTGAAACCAGTGCGATCTAACAAGGTGCTTGTGGCCATCAATCCACGAGAAAACAACGCCGATGCCATCAATGCCGTGGCTGCGTGTCGGGCGACTCTCGGCATTGACGCAGAGATCATCATTCTGAATGAGCGTCTCATTTTACGTTCGTCATTTGATAAGTCGGGCGCTGCAAGCGGAGAAGTCTTTGGGACTGATGCGTTAATTGGTCAAGTATTCGATCTTGATTTTGACGCTTTAGCAGTCATTACTGAGATCGAAACACCGGATAAAGTCGCCTTGAACTATTTCAAAAATGGCGGGGTTAATCCGTGGGGTGCTGTTGAAGCAATGGCTTGCTACCCCATCTCGGAGGCATTATCCCGTCCGGTTGCTCACGCTCCGATTGACAGTGGTGTCTTCAATAAACTGAAAATCATTACTGATCCACGAATAGCGGCTGAAATGGTCTCAACTGCTTTCCTGTTTTGTGTAATCAAGGGACTTCATACCGCTCCCCGCTGGGTCAGCCGAACTTTGTTCGGGCATAGCACCGTCAAAGGCGGTAAAGATTCTTTGTATGTCGAAGATGTCGATTTGCTCGTATCACCGGATATGAAATTCGGAACTCCGCATCATCTCTGTTTGAAGCATAACGTCCCCATTCTGGTGGTGGAAGAGAACACAACTGTCCTTCCGCCCGCTGATGGTGATTGTGTGCGTGTAGCAAATTACCTTGAAGCTGCGGGATGGATTGCAAGTATGCGCGTCGGGATCAACCCTAAAGCAGTGCGGCGGCCTTTGGATTTCACATGTATCACAGTCAATTAAGGGTAAAGAAATGATACTTGGCTACTGTATAGCATCGTATGTAGTAGTGTTCTTTGTACTGAAGTGGTACGCTCGAAATGCTAATGAATTCTGCTTGCTTTCTGGCTTACTGTGGCTAATGTCACCTTTACTTGTGCCTGTTCTCATCGTAGTGGCGTTGGCATGGGCTATCGGGCTGATAATCACCGAGAATAAACAATGAACAGTTTGGAAAAACGAATTGCCGAATTGAATCTCACTTGGGTTTGGCACAGTAAGGGTTTTACTACTGTCCATAGGGATTTTGGCTTCGTTGTTTACTGCCGAGACGGCGGCAATTGGCTTGCTGTTCTGTCTAAAGAAACTGTGAAATTTCAACTCGAATGCCACGGAACCAAGGCGCCTGAGATTACCGGCTGGTGGGTACGTTCTAATAGCTACTGTACCAGTTACACCGAACGGATGTTCGAGATCGCGATAACCGAAGAATTTCTCGTCCATGTTTTGGAGTCAGCTTTCCCTGAGATGTTAAGAGAGTTAAAGGAGTCATAGAATGTCGTTTCGTATTTGTTTCTACGGCGGGCCAGGTGTAGGCAAGAGTGTCTTAGCAGCCAAGGTTTATGCTGAACTGAGTCGCGCGGGCGTTGTATCAGTCGAACTGGTCCGTGAGTTCTGCAAGCAATTTGCCTACGAAGGCAAGAAGCTTGACGAATACGACCAGGTTTATACGTTCGCCAATCAGCTTTGGGCCGAGCACCGTCTGTTCAAAGCTGGAATTGAAGTGATCGTAACCGATTCACCTGTACTTCTTCAATGCGTCTATACGGCAATCCAGGACAAGGACATTGCCGCCCACATTTCTGATGTGGCTTTACGCTACGAGCAGAAATACCAAGCGCTCAACTTCCTAGTTCAAAGGGCACTACCGTATCGTCGCCAGGGCCGTTATGAGGACGAGCCGAAATTGGAGGAACTTGACGTAAGAATAAAAGCAGCAATGGATGATTTCAGCCTTGAGTATTTGGTTGTTAATCCCGAGGAGGAGAGGGAAGTAATCATCCAAACTGCTAAGGAAGCGGCCTACTCCCATCGTGAATGAGGATATTTGCGGTTTCTGTGGCGAGCCTGGAGCCAACAAAATACCGCATCCTATACTTTGGCCGGGTGAACAGTCGGCTGGCACGGAGCTTGTCCATGCTGGATGCGAGCAAGAGGAGTGCAAGCGGGCACACGCGCTTCTGAGTGACGCTGAGCGCCAGCAATTTTTGAGAACCCTGTAACACCTGGAGAATTTATCATGTGGAAGTGTAACTTTTTGCTTGTTGTAATTGTTGCTTTGACAATTGGCGGTTTCTGTTTCAATTACTCGCTGGACACATACTTTGGGAAGGACATTCCGTGGTACGCTGATTGCGTCGTAGGGATGATATTCGGGCCTGTTATTGTTCCGGCGGCAATAGTCGGGTATGTTTTGAAAACTTGTGACGTACCGACGCCTATTTTTTGCCCGCCGGAGGAGTGACACGACTCAGCCGATGCGACTAATCGAATTGACGCAAGACAAAGAACTAGGATTGAAACCATGAGCACTATACGGATCACTGTCGAAACCATCGACTCAATTGATGTTCATCCAAACGCGGATCGACTGGAAATTGCACACATCTTAGGGACCCAAACTATCGTTGGAAAAGGTGAGTTTCAATCAGGTAATAAAGTTGTCTTCTTTCCGCCGGATATTCTGTTGCCACCCGAGGTAGCCGAGAATCTGGGTGTCAAAAAGTACCTGAAACACGCGCTCTGGGAAGACCACAAATGTCAATGTCGTGTAGCGGCCTGTCGCCTGCGTGGCATTCCGTCTTATGGTTTTGTGGCTCCGGTGCCGGATGGCGTTCTGGAAACTGACTTGACTGACTACTATCACGCTGTGAAATACGAGCCGCCGATCAAGTTAGCCACGGGTGATGTCATGGCTGAACCGCCAAATTTTCAGCGCTACACTCATATTGAGCACTACTACCGTTATCCGCATGTGTTGGAACTTAATACTAGGGTCCGGGTAACTGAGAAGATTCATGGAACAAATTGCCGACTCGGAAGTCTCAACATTGACGGCTTGGATGGTTTTGTTTGCGGTTCACATCGCACTGCGCAAAAAGAGGAGAATATCAATGGCCGACCATCACTATACTGGGAGCCATTGAACCGTGACGCGAGGGTGCAGACGGCTCTACAGCAGCTTAGCCGCTACGGCGATACAATCATCTTCGGGGAAATTTTTGGCGCTAGTGTTCAGGACATGGACTATGGTATCATGGGCGGGAAAATCGGCTTCCGCGTCTTCGATATTTCCATTAACGGTCGATACCTGAGTTGGGCCGACCTCCATCCTACTTGCATCGGCTATGGTTTGCAACTGGTGCCAACCATTTATATCGGGCCATTTGATCCAGACCTTGTTGAAAAATGGACTAATGGCCCGTCTTTGATGGTTGGAAACGGGAGCGAAATCAAAGCAAAATTCAAAGGTCGAGAAGGTTGCGTCATCACGCCCCTAACTGAGATGTACCACCCGGACATTGGCCGTGTGGTACTCAAGAGCGTGTCGGCCGATTATCTCGATAGAAAGGGAGCTAAAGATAATGGCTAAGTACAACATTGCAAATGCACTCGACCTGGCTGTTCTCCGACCGACTACACGAGTGAGTGATATTGCTCGGGCGTGTGATATGGCACAACAGGAGGGGATACGTACTGTTTGTGTTGCGCCCATTTACGCATACTCTGCTTTTTCGTATGAAGCGCGAGTTTGCGCGGTAGTTGGCTTTCCGCACGGAACTAGCACCTCAACTCAGAAACGGAGGGAAGCCGCCGCTCTGCTTGAGGACGGCGTATCAGAGTTGGATGTGGTGATCAATTATGGTCGTCTTCTTGACGGTGACAACATGATAGTTGTACGAGAGTTGACTGGAATTGTTGCCATTGCTCAACCACGTGGCGTAATAGTCAAGGCTGTTTTGGAATCCTGTTTTTTTACCATGCCCCAATTAGAAGCAGCGGCAGCACTGTGTATTGATTGTGACGTTGACTTCCTTGTTTCGTCTACCGGCTACGGGCTCCATGGAGCGAATCCGAGGAATATCAAGGCTTTAATGCGGGCGGTCCAAGGTGGGAAGGTGCAAGTCAAAGCCAGCGGCGGCATTATGTGTTACAATGACGCCGCCAAGTTTCTTGATTTGGGTTGTACGCGACTTGGTTCCAGTCGCTACCGGGAATTGTTACCGTAGATAAACGGGAGACGGAATGGCAGTCAAGAAGAAAAGAAAACCGAGTGGACTTCGGCCTCACCGTAACACAGGGGTCAAGATCAAAAGAAATCAGCCTTGCCCATGTGGAAGCGGAAAGAAAGCGAAACGATGTTGTTTGGAGCAGGTTAAAGCTATTGCCGCTTTACCAGAGAATGTGCGCCGGGCTTTCTTGGAGGCCGGCATCAGGCAGCAGATGCCAATAGGCTCCATTGAGGAGCCCGCACAGATAGAACAATTGTGTGTAGAAGCACACCGCCAAGGGAAGTCTCAACTGTTGCAAGAAGCAATAGATAAGCGGAAAGCTGCATTGGAAAAGTAGATAGGACACATCGCACTTATGGGGAGTTGAAACATGAGAACACCAGAGTATCTTAGCTACTCGTCACTTTCTCTTTTGGAAAAGAATCCAGAAGATTTCTATACTCAACGGCTGGCTGAAGTAAGGCCGCCCCGAGAGCCGCAGTCACAGCCAATGGCGGTCGGGTCGGCATTTGATGCCTATGCGAAGGCTGCTTTGCACGCTGCCTTGTTTGGTTCTGGGGCTGATCCACGTTACGAGTTTGACGCTATTTTCGTGTCACAAGTGGAAGAGCACAATCGAGACTTCGGTTTGGAAGCTGGGAAGCATGTTTTCGATGCCTACAATTTCTGCGGGGCTTACGGTCATTTGCTCAAAGAGCTTCACCAATCTGTCGAGTCGCCGCGATTCGAGTTTACCGTGAAAGGATTGATCGGCGGCGTGCCTTTCCAAGGTAAACCGGATTGCCGTCTTGTTTTGGATTTTGGTGAAGGTTTGATTCCCTGCATCTATGACTGGAAGGTGCGTGGTTACTGTTCTAAGTATACAACCAGCCCGACAAAAGGCTACGCTATCTGTCTCGATTGTTTCGAGGCTCCAAAACAAAATCGAAGCCACGGTAAAGAACACAGCTTGTATCTTGCTAAATCGTTCCGGGGACTCACGATCAACGCGGGTTATTTCGAGACGTGCAGCAGCAACTATGCAGATCAACTCTGCCTGTATGGCTGGCTTCTTGACGAAACACCGGGCGACGAAAATATTGTGCTAGGTATCGAAGAGTTTGTTGCTAAACCTTCCAAAGAGGAGGGGAAGCCGCCGCAGCTTCGCTTCGCCCGCCACCGGGCGCTTTGCAAAAAGGAATACCAACTCGGACTGTTGGAGCGTGTTAAAACAGCCTGGGACCGCATAAACAGTGGTCACTTTTTCACCGAATTAAGTCGCGAAGATAGCGAGGACCGCTGCAAGCTGCTTGAAGACGTGAGTGCCAGCATGTGTGAAGGAGACGGCTCCGAGCTTGATCAATGGTTTGCTGATGCAACCCGCGACCCATATCGAGGTTGAGCAATGAAGATCAACAAATTTGCGATAGAGGCAATTCGGAACGCCGATTTCACCGGTGAGAATGTTGCTGCGCTCTTCGAGAAAATGGCCATTGGAGCTATGGACTCGACTGGTAGTCTTCTGATCCTAAGCTACGTGGACCCAGATCGTTTGCCTGAAGAGGGTGAGCTTGTACCAACGATTACATTCGCACTTAAACCATTCTCAACTCCGAGAGCGGGCAAATGATCAACACCATTATCTTAGACCTTGATGACGTACTCAACACTTTAGCGCCTTGTGTGCTGAATGCGGTTGGCTGCGACATTGGTCCAAGTGACTACGCTAACTTTCCACAAGAATTTGGCTACAACGCGCATGAAGCAGCGAATTTTTTGCTGGGTACCCATGCGTATGATTTCGAGTCATTTTGGAATAGTTTCACCCAGCAGATGTGGGCCACTATACCCGTATCCAATTTCTGCCACTGGCTAATTGAAAAGTGCCGTTCGTTAGTTGGTGAGAGAAACGTCTACCTGGCAACTACGCCAATAAGTACGCCCCAGTGTGTAGCAGGTAAATTGGAATGGATTCATGCGCACTGCCCGCGTTGGCTTCATCGACAGTTTTTCATTACACCGCACAAGAACCTTTTGGCAAAACCCGATACACTCTTGATTGACGACAATTGGATAAACATCGGGCTTTTTCGCGCCCATGGCGGGGATGCAATTACAGTTCCGCGACCATGGAATTCGTATCGGCACCATAACCCCGTACCACACATTACCCATCAGTTGAAAAAGTTTTATTTTCCAGGGAGAGAGAACTAATGGCCGCATTACGAATTCTCATTCACCACGGTAAGCAAGGCGATTCCTTTTGGCTCGCCGATACTCCAACCCGCGCTGCTCAAGCACGCGAGGACCTCTTTAACATGCTCGATGAGCAAGGTTACTATGAGGTTGATGAGGAGGAGCTATTAGAGAAAGCTCGTGCGGGCGACGAAAAAGCCATTGAAATTATCCTTGAAAGTCGCCGTGGATGCGAATACGAGGATTGGGACTACGAGTATGTTGAAGTTCCCATCACGGATGGTGCTCCAGGACCCAGTGAGTTGGTTGGCTTCGATACCTACCAACAGGCCGCCCACAGCCTCTCCTGCTATCCATCCGAAAGCGCTGCGATGTACGCCGGTCTAGGTCTGACTGGAGAAGTGGGGGAGACTGTTGAGAAGTTGGGCCAAATGTTGGAGCAAGTTTTTGTTGCTCTCAAACTGGCGGGGTCGGCCGGTAAAGTGGCAAACCAAATCAAGAAGATTGGTCGGGATGATGGTGGGGTTCCCAGTGAAAAGCGGCGCGCAGCAATTCTCAAGGAACTCGGTGACTGCCTCTGGTATCTAGCTGAAGTAGCAACGACAATGGGCTGCAATCTGTCTAGTGTTGCCCGTGCAAACATGGTCAACTTGTTCGGCCGCAAGGAGCGTGGCACTATCAAAGGCGACGGAGATAATCGGTGAACCAGATTCTTTACGGTGACTGTCTTGACATCATGCCGACGCTCCAGGATGAGAGCGTCGATATGGTATTGGCTGACCTGCCCTACGGCGTCACACAGAACGCATGGGATCGGGTGATCCCATTTGATCGGCTGTGGGACGAGTATCGGCGTGTAACAAAACGAAATGCGGCTATTGTGCTGACCGCTACACAGCCTTTTGCTGCACAGTTGGTTATGTCGAATCCCGCGATGTTTCGCTACGACTTGATTTGGCGGAAGAACAAGTCAACAGGGTTTCTCAATGCCAACAGGATGCCTCTCCGGCAACACGAAATCATTCTTGTTTTCTATCGCCGCCTGCCGGTTTATCACCCGCAGAAATCACGTGGTCATAAGCCAGTTCATTCATTCACAAAGCATACGAGCGACGGGACCAACTACGGGCAGACGAAACGTATTAGCGGCGGCGGCCAAACGGATCGGCATCCTACCTCTGTCATTGACATCTCAGTTGTCAATAATGACAGCGGAATCAAAGTCCACCCCAACCAGAAGCCGGTTGAACTATTCGAGTTTCTGATTCGATCGTTCACTGACGAAGGCGCAGTCGTGCTCGATAATTGTATCGGTAGTGGTACAACCGCAATCGCCTGTCTCAATACGGGCAGACAATTCATCGGCATTGAACTCAATGCCAAATACTGCCGACTTGCCAACGAGAGAATCAATGCGAACTGCTGAACTACTAGATGCTTTGGCAAAAGTCGATGACGGTATTGTGTGTACCGTGAAACCGAATTATGCGATTGTGACTTCCAAATATCGACCAAGGATGCACGGTGCCGGTAAAACACTTTTTCAGGCCGCTTTCGAGTTGGCAGGAAAAATGCTGCTGCATACCAACTGCCCTTCGGAAGTTAAAAAGGCACTCGACGATTACGAATATCACACCGCCTGTTTGAGGCTCTAATTATGCCAATGTACGACTACAAATGTCGGGCGTGCGAACATGAGTTTGAAGAAATCAAACCCGCCGGATTGACAGACTTGCTTAAATGCCCAAAGTGTAGGGCAAAACGTGCAGCGCGAATGTTCAGCCCAGGCCGCATTTTGATTCAGACGAAACACGAACCCGGATCAGCCCGATTGAATCGGGGACGAGTGCGACGATGAAACTGATCGAATTGACTCAAGGTCGAGTAGCCATTGTTGACAATGAAGATTTCAAGTGGCTGTCGAAGTGGAAATGGAATTATGCTCGTAGAGGGAAGACTGGCTACGCTGAGCGGCATGATAATTCTAAACCAAAACGACCACTAATTCTGATGCACGTTGCCATTATACAGCACCACAAACAGTGGAAGCGTGGAAAACAAGTCGATCACATCGACACATGTGGCTGTGACAATCGAAAAGTGAATCTTCGACTTGCTACTTCGGGTGAACAGAAGGCCAATGAAGGACTCAAATCAAACAACACGTCAGGAGTTACAGGTGTAAATTGGAAAAAAGATTGCGGTAAATGGCGGGCTTACATCAAAGTCAACGGAAAATGGATACACCTCGGCTACTATGATGACATGAATAAGGACAGGGCCATTGCTGTTCGCCGTAAAGCCGAGATCAAATACTTTGGCGAGTACCAATACGACAAGACCAAACTTTGCCCACTTTGGAAAACCGGCCAGTGTCCAGATTGCTCAAAACGAGCACAAGAATTGGGATTGAAATGAACCGATACGAACTCTACTGTGATAACTGTGTTGTTTGGCTCAAAAATAATACCCGGCGGTGGGATACAATTTTCGCTGATCCTCCAGACAATCTCGGTTTGAAGTACAACGACTACAACGATAAGCTACCAGGGAGCGATTACATTGACTTGCTCCGCAAGTGGCTTTGGCTGTTTGTCAAACACTCTCGTTGTGTGTGGTTCAGCTACAACGCCAAGTGGTGGTCTCAGGTCGGTCGCATCGTCACTGAACTTGAAGGCTACTACGGCAAAAACATTGATGTCAAGCCGTGTGTTCAGGTGTTTAGCTTCGGTCAGCACAATCATAGTGACCTTGGCAACAATCACCGACCGCTGATTCGTATCAGATGGTGCGATTGTCCGCTGTACCCCGATGCAATTCGTATTCAATCATGGCGTCAGGAGCATGGCGACAAGCGGGCGGACCCCCGGGGTCGCGTACCGGGTGATGTTTTCGACTTTACCCGTGTTACTGGCAACTCCAAGCAGCGGCGGAAATGGCATCCCACGCAACTTAATGAAGGACTTGTTGAACGGTGCATCAAACTCACCACGGCTCCGGGTGAGCATATCCTTGATCCGTTTGGCGGTACAGGAACTACGCTTCGAGTCTGCCGTCAAATCGACCGCGCCTGTACTTTAGTTGAGATTGACTCAGGCTATTGCACGCACATTGCAGCCGAGCACAGAATGGCGTGTGTTGACGATGACGGGCAGTGGAGACTATAATGCCAAGCACAGACATCAACGGGAGCGCAATTGTGATTCTTTCTACCAAAGAAGCACAACAGGTCTACAATCGGTTAAAGATTGCACCGTTACTCGACGACACGGAGAAAGAAATACTTCGCAAGATCAAACGCGACTTGAAGCTGGAGCAACCTGATGAAACTCCCGATGCTAATCAAGACCACACAACAGTTGCGGAAAGTTCTCCGCCAAGGTCCAATTGAAAACTTGGCATCGTGGGAGCGCCTCGGGCCGTGCCCGGAGTTTATCAGTGGGGCTGCGGTTGAAATGGTAATTGACGGTAAAAGCTACGTTGTGTTCAAGAGAGCTTGTGACTTGATCAAATTTTACCGCGACCTCATGGCAAAAGATAAAGCCGCCAAAACTTAAAGCTGGAGCCACAAAATGACATTTGAAGAGGCTTTTGTGAATTACGGTATCCACCCCAAGTTTTGGGCTGGAATGCAGGCTTGTATCATGGCAGATGCGAAGCCAGATGCCGAATTACAAGTTCGGCTCAACGAGGTCAAAAACTTTCGAGACTGTTTTCGCGATTTGAAGGCAGGGATGCGTGAACAGACAGAACTGACTCCTGCCATTGTTCCTTTTGAATCCATTGAGGAGATACCAAATGAACCCGATTGACATTCTAGGCCGTACTATCGAAGTCAACGATGTTTTAGTCTACCCAGTCCGCAAGGGCTCGCGTATGTGGTTAAGCCGAATCACCGTCGCCAAAATTGAGAGTGATGCGATTCATGGATCGAATCCCGATGGCCGCCGAGTGAAGCTAACCAACCTCACCAACACTGTCGTTATTCGTCCCGGTCAGATCACACCGGAAATTCTGGTGTGAAGATTACCTTGACAAACGCTTTTTGTAAGGTATACTTAAATGGGTCCGATTCACATCCAAATTGCAAAAACGCGCGACGGACATGATGACTACGTGCAAATTATGAGTCGCGACCAACTTGGACTCAACATCACAATAGTCTCCGACGAGATCACTGTCGAAGATTGTCGAGAGAAACGTGGAATTCAAACGCCAGAAGAAAAAAGGCTTTGATCAAAAGACCCGTCGTCTTTGGCTTAGCGCCGATGGCTATCGTATCATTTGGCGAAGAGAAGTTTTCGGCGTCTCCGTACCGCAAGCTTTTCAAGCTTGCATTCTGACTAGCACTGGAATGTGGGACTTTGTAGATCGCAACAAGCGGCTTTTCAAAACGATAAAAGCTGCCGCACAGGCGTGCAAGCTCCATCGACAATTGTGGAATCAAGCTACAGAATGTACAAGCGCCCGCGCCATTTTGGAACTGTTCGGCCGCAAGCCGATGACCGTACCGAAATGGGCCGTGACTAAACTTGACCGGCGTGTCTCAAGGATACTTCTGGACACTCGACCTGGGAGACAAAGCGAAATATGTGTATTCGAGGAACCCATGAAACCCACGAAACCCACGAAACCGACGAAACCCACGAAACCCACGAAACCCACGAAACTCACGAAGCGAAAAACGCGCAGTGATAAAGGGAAGAGGCGGGGACCTCGTAAAAGGAGATTGAATGAATAACATTGACGACATCTTCGCCTTCGGCGCGCAACAGCAATGCGAGGCGTATCATCGAATCAGCGCCTACAAAGAGAAGCAGGCGGCCCACGAATTGTTGATCGCTCAAGCTG